AAACAACCTATTAGAGAAATTGCCGAACGTTCGGGATCAAGCAAAAGATTATTGATACTAGGCAGTGGATTCCTTGCTTGGGTGGCATTTAATACTATTCTTATTCATCATTTAGATTTTGAAATTACAGTAGTAGGTAATAGTAACAAAGAACTTTGGGGAGAAATACTACATCAGGAATATGAAGGTACATTTGATGTAGTCATTGACTTGAGCAGTAAGACGGATGTTTTTGAGAAACCCATTCTAAATAATGAAGCATTGGTAGTGTTTGGTAGTCAAAAGAAAGTTACCACAGACTTTTCTAATCTACTTTGGAAAGCCTGTACTATGATTTTTCCCAGTCCAAGAACTGATGGTTTTTATCATTGCATGGCTGATGCAGCCTATTGGATTGAACAAGGCGACATCGTTGTTGACAGCTTCTGGACAAAAGCGTATAATAGAGACACAGAATGGCAACAAGCGTTTGCTGATGGATTAAACCGCCCTGCAGGTTATAGCAGAGGCTACATATATTGGAACAAAGATGGCAATTGATACAATGGGCCGAAAGGCAACAACTTATTTTATTGGCACAGAAGTGGAACGTACTGCTATGTACGGAGAACGCACATTGTTTGTAGTAGGTGTTCAACCTGTGGATAAAATTGTTAGTCTACTTAATGAACATAACATTCGTCACGTCTATCTAGGCACTAGTCAAAGTTTTACACCTGCAGACTATGACGACTGGAAAGCCTGGGATTATGTGATCATCGAATTGTTAGACGCAGGGTATTGGGTTACACTTGACTTTGGTGTAGAGTATGCTGATACATTCAATGAAGAAGGCTGGTGTGAATATAATAACTTTATTCCAATGATCAGTGTTAAACTTCCACATATTAAACTTTATAATTACAATGCTACATTAAAGATTGATGACACTACTTGGGGTCATAGTAATCCAGGAGTATGGTGTCATAGTTTACACGATCTGATGGATAGGAAAGTATATACGGACTGGAAGGATTATGTTGGAGACGAGAATGTCTAAAATTTTTCTAGTTGATTTAGAAGCAGTTAGCACTCGCTATACTGGACAGTGGAAAGAACATGTTCCACAATTACTTAAAGAGGCAGGTCATGAAGTCATCGTTATATCGGGTCCTAGCGATATTCCTAGCGCCACTACTCCTGGTGCATTTCTTAATTTTGGGGGCACTAATATCTATAAGGCAGACCAAGTTGCACAGCTTGGAAGACTTTTTTGTTCAGGATCCATCAAGGCTGGCGATCATTTTATCTTTACTGATGCTTGGCATCCAGGTATCATTAACCTAAAATACATGAGCGAACTACTGGGTATTCCAATTGTCACACATGGCTTATGGCATGCTGGTAGTTATGATCCTCAAGACTTTTTAGGACGTTTAGTTGGCAACAAACCGTGGGTACGAAGTGCAGAAAAAAGTTTCTTCTCTGCATTTGATCATAATTACTTTGCCACTGACTTTCACATTAAGATGTTTTATAATAATCTATTAAACGATTATCCCACAGAAAATCCTTGGTACGAAGAGGAACTTGACGACATACTCACAGGCGAGTATCCCAATATTGTACGCACAGGTTGGCCCATGGAATATATGGAGGATACACTTGCCCCATACAAAGGCATGCCAAAAGAAAATCTTATTTTATTCCCACATCGTATTGCTCCAGAAAAACAAGTAGAGATTTTTAGAGACTTGGCTAAACATTTAAAGCAATATAAATTTGTTGTTTGCCAAGATCAAAATCTAACTAAAGATGAATATCACTCATTGTTGAGTCGTGCCAAACTAGTGTTCAGTGCTAATTTACAAGAAACACTGGGCATTAGTTGTTATGAGGGTGCAGTGGTAGATGCTGTTCCTATGGTTCCAGATAGACTTAGTTACAGTGAAATGTATTACGACTTGTTTAAGTATCCCAGCAAGTGGACTGAAAGTTATCAAATGTATGAAGTATATCGACCTGATCTGTGTCGTGCTATTATGACACACATGGATTACTATAGTACTCGATTACCACAACTTAAAAAACAGACAGAAGATCTTACCAAGAACTTCTTTAGCGCCAGTGATATGTTAAGGAATATTAAATGATCAAAATACAAAGTTATGGTCCTGTACCTAGTTGGTATCAAATAGATAATAGTTTTCAGCTGCCAAGTATAACAGGAGCTGTTCAATGGAACGGTGCTACTAAAAATTTCGAAGTCAGTAACGGTGGTGGATGGATACGTATTGATAATAATGTACAAGTACAGCATAGTGCAGATTTGCAAAAAATTATTGCGTGGGCAAATATAAAAATGGCCGAAGAAGAAAAAATGCAGAACTTGCGTAGTAAATATCCGGCACTAGACGAAGCATATAATCATTTGGAATTAATCAAGACATTAGTTACCGCGGAACCTGAAAAAACTGTTTAAGGAATTAAAATGAAAATTGGTATTATAGGACATGGATTTGTTGGCAGAGCTATTGCCAATGCACACAATCAAGAAGATTTGTTAATCAACGATCCAAAGTTATTTGAAAGTGCCGACATTGAAGAAATCAAAAATAACACAGACTGGATATATGTTGCAGTACCCACTCCAATGTCAGACTCTGGGGAAATGGACACTGGCATATTAGACTCTGTATTAGACAGTTTAATTGATTATAAAGGGCTAGTTATTTCTAAATGTACTGCACTTCCCAGCTACTACATTGCTGCCAAAAAACATTATAATTTTAGATTGATACATGTACCTGAGTTTTTAACCGCGGCCAACGCCAACAAGGATTATATGTCTCCTGATATGATTGTCATGGGAGGAGATCTCAGTGACTGTGAATATTACAAAGATGTTGTAGTACAAGCAGATAAAACAAATACCATGGCCACTAAATTCATAGTCGCAGATATTGGCACTGCCAGTGCTATGAAATATTATGCCAATAGTTTTTTAGCAACCAAAGTTGTATTCAACAATCAATTTGCGGCTTGGTGTACTATGCAGGGCATTAATTGGAATAACTTATCTGCTATTAATAAATTAGATAAGAGATTGGGTAATACACATTGGGATGTTCCTGGACCAGATGGTATGTTTGGCTATGGCGGATATTGTTTCCCCAAAGATGTCAGTGCGTTAACACACAGTGAACACAACGAATGTTTATCTTTATTGAAACATCAGTTTGAAGTAAACAGTGAAATTAGGCAGTCGAAATCGTTGACTAAACCTAAATAATACTGTATAATAATACAATATGGCAACACCCTCTGCCTTAACATAGGAAAAATTATAATGATATCAACATTTAAAAAAGACGAAACTGTTCATGGAACAGCCTTTACATTTGAAAAAGACGAGATTGCAGACTCTACAGAAATTAAAAACATAATGGCTGGCGCTGAACAGCAAGGTGATGACGACAAAGGCTATAAAGAAGCATACTTGGGAGATCATCTTCGATTTAAAATGAAACGTGAGAACAAACGTTTTTGGGCAGGCGATAATATCAGTGAATACGTTACTGAAGAAAATAAAGAGCAACTCATCGACGAAGCCGCAGAGGCATTTGAACTAGTACTGGATCGGTTGCTGATTGACAGAGAGAATGATCCAAATAGCAAAGGTACTGCAAGACGACTTGCTAAAATGTACTTTAATGAAATAATGGCAGGTAGATATGAACAAGCACCAGACGCAACAGCGTTCCCAAATGATTCGGCGGACCGTTATGAAGGTATGCTTGTTGTACGTAGTGAACTGCGCTCTATGTGCAGTCATCATCACCAACCCGTTGCTGGCGTGGCTTATATTGGTATTATTGCTGCCAATAAACTTATTGGTTTATCTAAGTATACCCGAATCGCACAGTGGTGTGCAAGACGAGGTACTCTCCAGGAGGAACTTTGTAACGACATTGCCCGAGAGATTAGTAAAGCTACTGATTCGGAAAACGTAGCAGTGTATATTCAAGCAGTACATGGTTGTTGTGAAAATCGTGGCATCATGGCACATAGCAGTTTAACGCAGACAACAGTATTGGCTGGCTCATTTAAAACTGATCCTGGCGCAAAGAAAGAATTCTTTGATAATATTAAACTACAACAGGAATTTGCACCACGATGAAAGATCCTAAAATAGAAAAACTAGTCAAAGAATTACATTCTTCTGTGGCCAGTGTAAATGTAATAATGGAAAAATTACAAAATCTTAATGTAGATGTTAAAATCTCATACATCGATCCAAAATCTTCTGAACTTAATAATAGTGGAGTTCAAAGTATTAAAGTTTGGCGAGTAGAAGAACGTAATGACTACCTCTAATTCTGCGCCAGGATACGGAGCTATACCGCCAAACGTGGGTGCCGCACAGGTTCTAACTTCTAATGGTATGAATGGTAGTAGTTGGATGAGTCAAGGCATAACAACGGCACAGACTAGTGCTATTCAAATTGGTAATCCTAATCCTGTTATTACATTTAAATTGGATGGTGATATCGTTACTAAGGCAGGAACGATTACAGCAGAAGACTGGATATCTGTTATTAAACTTATGAAAAGGTTGATCATGGATATGAGCGAAGATCGGGAATTAGTATCTAAATATCCGTATATACAAGATGCGGCGCACTCTTGGTTTATGAATGAACTTAAAGGAAAAGACAATGGCGACAAAGAAGAAACCTAAAGAAGACAGCATTACATTAGAAATGCCCGGAACTATTGGTAGTGCAAAAATAGTATTTGCAGAACCCACAGTGGTTAAAGGTAGTCACTTAACTGTTACTACATACCCCGATGGTAAGACTACATTGGAATGGGACGACGAAGCATTGCTCAATGATGTTCGTCGAGCACTACTAAAAGCAGAAAGCAATATTCCTGCTACAATAGAAACTAAACCGAAACGTGCTAAAAAAGTAAAATAAAATGCCCGGGGTAAAAAATCAGCAGTTGATATTTCTCAATTTTTGGGAACGTAAACAACTTGAATATTGGCTAGCTGATAACTTTTCGGATTGCACTATTCGAAATATATATGACACTTGGAGTTCTCCGGAAGAACAAGAGTGGTATGCCATAGAAGGTAATATAACACTTGACATGGAGTGCCTTTTGAAGTTAAAATATGGTAATAGATTAAAAGACTCTAATGCAGGAATAAGACATGGACAAAATTAAAGTAAGTGAAATTTTTTATAGCGCACAAGGTGAAGGTCGTTTTATTGGTGTGCCTAGTGTGTTCTTCCGCACATTCGGATGTAATTTCAAATGTGCAGGCTTTGGTTTGCCTACAGGAATAAAGACCACTGAACCAGATGATATAGGTGCAAAAGTTCACTTGTATAAATCCTTTATGGATTTGCCACTGGCACAAACAGGCTGTGACAGTTATGCAAGTTGGCATCCTGCATTTAAACATCTAAGTCCTTACTACAGCATTGATGAGGCTATTGATGAGATGTTAAAACTAACACCTAATCATGCGTGGAAGCAAGACAATGGCAATGACGTACATCTTGTTATCACAGGTGGTGAACCTTTGCTGGGTTGGCAACAACTATATCCAGACTTGCTCAGTGAAAACAAAATGCGTGATTTAGAAAATCTTACATTTGAAACTAATGGTACTCAACATTTACACGAAGACTTTAAACGATTCTTAACCAATGACTATCATCTACGTAAAGATCAAATTACATTTAGTGTGAGCCCAAAGCTAAGTGCCAGTGGCGAGTCATGGAAGGATGCAATTTGTCCAGAAGTAGTTGTAGAATATCAAACACGTGGTTTTACTTATTTGAAGTTTGTTGTAGATAAGTTAGAAGACTTCAAAGAAGTAGATGCAGCCACAGCAGAGTATAGGGAAGCAGGCTTTAAAGGTCCAGTGTTTGTTATGCCAGTGGGCGGCACAGATGCCGCTTACTTTGCCAACAGTAAACATATTGCAGATATTGCATTAGAACGAGGCTATAGGTATAGCCCGCGACTACATGTTGATATTTGGAGTAATGGTTGGGGAAAATAATGAAAGCACAAACACCTGCTCGAAGTATTATGTCCAATGGAGACTTTGGCGATAGTAAGGCATATACAATTTCCTGCGAATGTCATGACAACAATCACGATGTTCATATGTGGATAGAGATAAATGGAGATGAGGATGTAAAAGATGTTGAAATGATATTCTATGTTAATACAACTTCACCTATTTGGAAACAAGGCTTTAATCGTTTTAAAGTCGCTTGGGATGTATTAGTTAATGGTTATCATGAAAGTCAGCACACTTTGCTTTTGAACAAGCAAGGAGCAATGAATGTTGCCAATACTATTACCAAAGTAGTAAAAGAATTAGAAGGAAAAAAATGAGTTATTTATTTACAAGTGAAAGCGTGTCAGAAGGACATCCAGATAAAGTAGCAGATGCTATCAGTGATGCAGTATTAGATCTAGTCATGGCCAAAGAAGATTCAAGTCTTCGATGTGCCTGTGAAACATTAGTCACAACTAATAGAGTAATTGTTGCTGGAGAATACAAAGGAATTCTAAATAAATTAGAAGTAGAAGGTGCTATCCGTAATGTTATTAGAAAAATTGGTTATGAACAAGCTGGTTTTGATTGGCGTAGTGTAGAAATTACAAACTTGTTGCACGGTCAAAGTGCAGACATTGCACTAGGTACAGATAACTTCGGCGCAGGTGATCAAGGCTTAATGTTTGGTTATGCTTGTCGAGAAACTGATAATTATATGCCAAATGCAATTTATTGGAGTCATCGAATTGTTGAAGGATTGGCTACATCACGTAAAAATGGTGACTTAAAATTCTTAGGTCCAGATGCCAAGAGTCAAGTTACATTTGAATATAACGATGACAGTACACCTAAACGTATTTCCAAAGTAGTTTGCAGTACTCAACACGGTGAAGATGTTAATATTGAAACTGTACGTAATGTTATAGAAGCATTTATTAGAAATATTTTACCAAGAAAGTTTGTAGACAATGGCACTGAGTTTTTTATTAATCCTACTGGCCGCTTTGTTATCGGCGGCCCTGACGGTGATACTGGTCTTACTGGAAGAAAAATTATCGTTGATACCTACGGCGGTTATAGCCCTCATGGTGGTGGTGCTTTCTCAGGGAAAGATCCCACAAAGGTAGATCGTAGTGCTGCCTATTTGACACGTTGGATTGCTAAAAATATCGTAGCTAGCGGACATGCCGATTGGGCTAATGTACAAATCAGCTATGCTATTGGATTGGCACAACCAATGAGCTTTTACATTGAAAGCAATGGTGATAGTAGAAAGTTAACAAAGACTATTGAAGATTTAGTAGACTTGACACCAAAAGGTATTATCGAAAGGTTCGAACTATTCCGACCTATTTATAGTAGTACTACTAACTATGGACACTTTGGTAAAGACTATTTGCCATGGGAAAAAATTGATTTATTTTAAACTATGCTAAACAAACTAAAAAATTTATTTGGCAAAAAGCCAGAAGCCACAGGCAAAGAAGGTAGCGAGCCTTGGGTCAATGTAGTTAACACTAATTTTGATGGAGAAAATCCAAATCAAGGCTTTATGGAATTAGAATGGAATAAACCATTTATTGAGTTTCTACGTAAGCATAATTACACCGGTGCTACAGATGAAGAAGTAGTTGATAAATGGTTTACTGATTTGTGTAAGAATATTGGCGGACAAATGGAAGAAGAAGCCAAATTTGTTGCCGATGCTGACAAGTTACCAAAACGTCGAAAGAAGTCTTGACTTTAATTGATAATCGTGTATAATAACGTATGTCAACAAAATTAAATTGGAATTTTGAAGTTAAATGGGTAGGTGATACCCATATATTGTTAGTTCTATCAAGAACTGACAATGAAGACATTAAAAATGAAATGCTAATGACAGTTAAAGAGTATGCTGAATTCATGGGCTTATGCCAAGAATTCAACATGCATTTTAAAGATAAAATTGATGACCAACTTATACAAGATTATTTAAATGGCTAAACAATACATCCTAGTAGATGCCGCTAACATGTTCTTCCGTGCTCGTCACGTTGTTAGAGGAGAAGATGCAGAAACCAAAGTAGGCATGTCTTACCATATTATGTTTAACAGCATTAATAAGGTATGGCGTGACTTTAAAGGCAGTCATGTTGTCATCTGCCTCGAAGGTCGTAGCTGGCGCAAAGATGTGGACACTAGTTACAAAGCCAATCGTACTGCGGCTCGCATGGCATTGGATCCTAAGGAAGCTGAGGAAGAAAAACTTTTTTGGCAGGCCTTTGACGAGCTTAAAGATTATCTTTCGTCAAAATCTAACTGTACAATATTACAACATCCAAGATGTGAAGCCGACGATTTCATTGCTCGTTGGATTCAAAATCATCCAGAAGATCAACATGTCATTGTCAGCAGTGACAGTGACTTTTTTCAGTTGCTTGCACCAAACGTTCGTCAATTCAATGGCATTAATAAACAACTTACCACCATTGAAGGCATATTTGATGAAAAAGGTCGCAGAGTAAAAGATAAAAAAACTAAAGAAGATTTGCCTCCGCCTGATCCACAGTGGTTGCTTTTTGAAAAATGTATGCGTGGCGACAGCAGTGACAATGTCTTTAGTGCTTTTCCAGGTGTGCGCGAAAAAGGCACAAAGAATAAAGTTGGTTTGAGAGAAGCATTTGCTGACAGAGAAACCAAGGGACTAAATTGGAATATGATGATGCTTCAGCGTTGGGTAGACCACAACGAAGTCGAACACAGAGTTCGTGATAGATATTTGCATAATAAAATGCTAATAGACTTGACAGAACAGCCAGAAGATATTAAACTAGCGTTAGATACAACAATTAACGAAGCCGTTAATAAAGATAGAGTGCAGTCAGTGGGACTACACTTTGTTAAATTTTGTAGCAAATGGAATCTTGTCGCTATCGCAGATAAAATGACAGATCATGGCGAATACCTCGGAGCAACATATAAATGATTTTAGCAAAAAGTGTAATTAAAGATAAATTTTGGATCTTAGAAGAAGATGCCAAACGTGTTGGTATGATGAACTTCAAAGACAACAATTATACTATTAATCTAAAGCGCAAAGATTTTATAGCGCAAAATGAAAATGAACTTAAAGACATGGGCATTGAATTTGTCATTCGTGATTTAACTCATGGTGGCCATCTTGAAGTCATGGGATATCCAACAGATCAAGAAGAAGTATTTAATGTAAAAGAAATTGATGGTTTTCCAACTTTTACTAAAAAATCAAGCAGTAAGAGTTTTCATGTTGCAGGTTGGTACGGTTTAAAGTTTAAAAATGGCTGGTGTGCCAGTTTGTGCCCCAGATTAACCACTGTTAAAACTAATATATATGTGGGGCCGTTTAAAACTAAAATGGATTTAAAAGTTGTTTTGAGTCAACAAAAAGATGTAATTTTAGAACAAGACGACATTTAAGTAGTAGTTAATCTGTGTTTTTTGATAAATAATATATCGGAGAACAGATTAAATGTCGAGACCTAAACCAACTATATTATTAACACACGTAGATCCAAGTACTTACAAAAGCGAAGAGGTATTAGAAGCTGACGCGATCTATGCGGTCTTTTATAAAGGTCGTCCTTTTAATCTACGTACATTTTTGAACAGTTTGCAAGATTATCCTGGACCTAAATATAAAAAAGTTAGTTTTAGTAATCCAGGTCATGCATTTAACTTAATGGAAAAAATGAACAAGTTATTTAAGTGTTCTGATTTTACAGTAATAGAGTTAAAAGAAGGTTCTACAATTAATGAATCAGAACTTATCAAAAAAGCAGATAAGTGAATCAATCTTTGAACAATTACAAAAGTCAGTGGGAAGAGACTTAGAGTTTTTTCAAATTTTTAAAAATGCCAAAGGTACTAGATTCACTGGCACAGGATTTGAACTATCGAAAAGTCTTTGGAAAATATATCCAATAAAATTCAAAAAAGAATATAGAGTATTAAATAAAACTCTATTACTATTAGACGAACGCATGGATTGGCCTTACTATCTAAGCAAACGACAATTAGTATTGTTTAGTGAAATGGATGCTTTTGAATTTTCATTATATTCGGGTGATATAAATTTATGGGCCAACAAATTTTAAATACAATAAATGAACAAGGCTATTGTGTTGTTCGTAATCTAATAGATCAAGAAGACATTAACGGTCTCAACGATTTACAGCAATACCTAGAACCACAACGAGGTCATGATTTTACTGCCAAATACTTTCCAAGAAAAAATCTACATGAAGCCGGTAAATTTGCTATATGGTGGAGTCAACAATTAACCGAATGGGAATGTGTTAAATCTATCAACAGTAAGCTATTAGAAGTCACTGAAGATTGGTTTAATGATCGTGTTGTTTATGTCTGTGATGTTATTACCAATGAATCAGGTAATCAGTTTGTAAAGCCGCACATAGATACTCCATATAGATTTGACGCTTGGCACGAAAGTTTCGAACTACTAGGAATTCAATGTATTGTACCTTTGTGTAAGTTTAATAAAGAAAACGGCGGTACTGGCATTTATCCAGGAAGTCATTTAAAAAATTGGAATGTAAAAGATAGTTATCGCGGAGTTTATACTGAGGAATTTTTAGCCAATGTAGTACAACCAGAAATGAATCCTGGAGATGTCCTAATGTATAATCCAAGAGTTTTACATAGCACTATGCCAAATAATACAGATTTAAAACGTAGAGCCCTGCTAACCCACATAACTGCTAGAGAAATGATAGACCAACTAAAATTGGTAGACAATATTTGGTTAGAATAAAGTAATTGTCAACAAAATACAGAGCTACCGCGTTATATATATGTAGGGACAAAAATGTTACTACAGTTCATTAACTAAAAGGAAACTTAAAATGAAAAATCTTATCGCCACACTAATTGTTGCAGTTGCCGCAACATCAGCTCTTGCCGCCGAACCAGCTAAGGTTGAAGCAGTTAAGAAGCCAGAAGCAACAACAGCCGCTCCTGCTACACCAAAGGAAATGCCTAAGGTTGCCAAGCCAAAGACTAAAGCTGAAAAAGCCGCAGAAGCAAAGGATGCTAAACCAGCTGACACAAAAAGTGCGGCTCCAGCACCTGCTGCCAAAGCAGACGAAAAGGCTGCTAGTAAGCCTGCCGCTACAGTACCAGCCAAGTAATTTTGAACTAGACGATGAAGACTGTGAAGGTGGTTCCGACGACACGGATCTTCATCGTGGCTACAGCAGACCAAGACTTGTCACAGTTGATTTAGACGATGACGAAGTCAGTGATTATGTAGCGATAAGGTTGGCATTGGCCCGTGAAAAGGCCATGCAGGCATACCGAAGAAAATGGGCATAATTGCCCATTTTCTTCTATTGACACAAATTAAATTTGAATGTATAATTATGATATGAACAAAGAAAAAGTAAACGAAATTATACAATGGGTTGGTACAGCATTCATCCTTGCAATGTATGTGATATCAAACTTTTTTAGGGGCTACGATGATTTACGTAATGCTGTGGCCCTTGTTGGTGCTATTTGCTTCTTTGCATGGGCCTATCGTGTTGCAAATAAACAACAAATGATTATCAATGGAACTGCTATAGCCTTGTGCTTGGTAGGGTTATTTAATTCCCAATAATTGACACAAATTGGTTTTGGCAGTATAATATACACATAGTTTAACAAAACAGGAGCAAATTATGTTCGTAGTTTACAACAAAGAAACGACACAAATCGTAGGCAGTAAAGCTCGTAGAACTTGGAAAAGTTTGGCAGCCGCTAAAGCTCATTTGTCTCGCATGTCTAAAATGGGTTATAATGTTGCCGAATACGATGTTGCTTCACAGTCGTTCTTTGCAGACAAAATTGAAAAAACTGTAGAACGCACGAATTTGATGACTGGTAAGAAATTTAAAGAAAGCACGAATACGCCTTACTATTGCAGTCCTAGTTCAGAATCTTATTGGTCAATGTAATTGACATAAATTGGTTTTGGTTGTATAATACATATATCGCAACAAGGAGTTGGTATGTGCAAATTCTGTAAATGGGAATGTAAAATGTTCTATGAGGACAAGCTCTATACCGGCTACTATTGGGGTAAAGAGTACAGTTTGGATCGTGCTATAGAAAAAGTTGCAGAATTGCAACAATCGCATCCTGCGATGCGATTTGAATTGTCAGATCACCAAACTGGTAGTAAAATAGTCTTAAACTAAGGAGTTAACATGAAAGCACTTCAAACATTTATTGATCAGAAGAATCGTTGGAACGCTATCTTTAATGGCGAACAATACGAAATCAAAACTGCCGCTGGTCGTCAGCGTGTTGCGGATATGATTGACTCAGCATTGAGTCCAGAAAACTTGACCTGTGATGGCGAACTACCACGTGCAGAAGTTAATCGTCGCTGGAAAGAATTAGATGCCGCCGCAAAACAACTTCGCAAGTTAGATCCCACAGTTAAGTTTTACGAATACGATTATTAAGGAATTAAAATGAGTGCTATGTCAAATCTTTCAATTGAAATTCAAGGTATGCTGGAAGATGGTTACTTGCCTGTAACCATTGCTCGAGAACTTGAAATCCCTATTACTTGGATCTTCGAGGAAATCGAACAAGAAGAACTTAGCCCTTTTGAAACAATTAACTCTTAATATCATGAACGCATTTGATAAAGAAAATTTAGAGTTCTTCATGCGAGCCGATAAGGCTACTATGCAAGAATGGTTCGAATGGGCAGATCAAGAAAATCTAGCTTATGCTATGAAGTTGATCCGAGCTGAAATATCCAGATTGGAAATGAGCTCTTTGGAATTGACCGACGACGTTACTCATACCGATGACGCTGACTATGCAATCCTAGAGATTTTATCAAAATTTGACACAAAATAATTTTGGTGTTACAATAACACTTTAATGGAGAGAATTATGAAGCGAGAAATTATCACTGCTAAAGTTCCTAAACAGAAACGTCGTGCTGACTTCTTGTTTCATAACGGTGCTTATCGCCCGCAGGTCGTTACCAGCCAAAAAGTTTACAATCGTAAAAAGTTGGCAAAAGTAATTGACACAAAAGGTGATTGAGCATATAATAGTGATATGTTGAATGGTTCAACATACACATGTTTTTTTTACACACACATAGAGGAAATTTATATCATGGCTACATCTAAACTTTTTACAGTTGTTGGCGTTTCTACACTTAATGGCAAGACTAAGGTTCGCTTTGCCAACGACTTTGCAGGTCGTATTAAAAACTTGGTCAAAGGTGGACACACCAATGTCGAGTTGTTTGAGTTGCCAGAGGCAATGACAAAAGAAGCCGCTTTGTCTTATGTCAAAGCTAATGCATTGTTTACTATCCCTGCTGACACAGAAGTTACAGCAGAAAACATCGCCGCAGTCGCAGGCGAGTAATCAACAAGGGCACAGAAGTGTGCCCTATCTTTTTCTTTTTAGGAAATCATAATGAGTAGATTACAGTTACATGGACGTACCTATGTAGTGTTTGATGCTGACAACAAAGATCATCGCAAGTGGTTTGCTGACTTTAACGCAACTCGTCGATGGGGTAATTGCCCTGTGCGTTTTGTGGTTAACGACGCTCATGGTGATTTGATCACCCAAATACAACGAGAACTAATCCAGTTCTATGTTGATAAAGAATTTAAACTAAACAAAATATTAAAGTAAAAGAACAATGACATATCCTACACCAGCCCCTAAACCCGGCGACCAAGTTCGTAGTTCTACTGGCGGCATCATCACTTATACAAAGACAGGTTTGATCCATACCATGTCTAAGAATCGTTAATTGACACAATTAGCATTAGACGTTATAATACATTCATAGCAAAACATTTATAGGAGTATGCTAAATGGCAAAAGTAAGTAAAAGCGGTATTGGTGAACCCCGTACAGTAAAGATCACAGAAGCAAAGCGTCTTATCCGCCGTGCTATGAAGGTTAAACGTCCCGTGTTTATGTGGGGACCTCCAGGCGTTGGTAAATCCGACCTTGCCGCTCAGTTGGCAGAAGAAATGAACGGTGCTCTTATTGACGTTCGTTTGAACTTGTGGGAACCTACAGACATTAAAGGTATCCCTTATTACAATGCACAACAAAATACAATGTCTTGGGCACCTCCCAGCGAACTGCCTACTAAAGAGTTTGCATCCAAGCATCCTGTAGTAGTGCTGTTTCTAGATGAACTGGCTGGTGCGGCTCCTGCTGTACAGGCCGCGGCTTACCAACTTATTCTTAACCGCAAGGTTGGTACATACGAACTGCCAGACAACGTTGTTATTATGGCGGCTGGTAACCGTATGACAGACAAAGGTGTTACTTATCGTATGCCTACTCCATTGGCTAACCGCTTTGTTCACTTTGAACTTCGTGTAGACTTTGCAGACTGGAACGTTTGGGCATTACAAAACCGTATCCATCCAGATGTAGTAGGTTACTTGAACTACCAAAAGGCAGACTTGTACAACTTTGATCCCACTGTACATGACCGCAGTTTTGCTACTCCTCGCTCTTGGAGTTTTGTAAGTGACCTTATTGACGATGAGATGACAGACAACGAGCAAACCGATATGGTGTCAGGTTGCGTTGGTGAAGGTCTTGCAATTAAGTTTATGGCTCATCGTAAGATTGCCGCAGACTTGCCTACTCCAACAGATGTATTGAGTGGCAAAGTTAAAGAATTGAAAACTAAAGAAATTAGTGCCATGTATTCTTTGACCACAGGTATGTGCTACGAGTTAAAAGACAGCTATGACAATGCTAAGAAGAGTGGCAAGTTGGATACATGGCACTCTAACTGCGAAAACTTTATCCAGTTTATGATGGATAATTTTGAGGCAGAGATGGTTATTATGGGTGCTCATACTGCACTTAAGAATTACAACTTACCCTTTGATCACAAGAAGCTTAAGAACTTCCCAGAGTTCTTCAAACGTTACGCTCACTTGGTAGTGGATGTCTCTAACTAAGGCAATGTCTACGTTAACTGGCGTAAAGTATAACGTAGATGTGAAAGGGGATTTTATCCCCTTTCCTCCTAATACTGTTGACTTAGTTTATGGTGGTATGGATTATGCTAGAAGTGTGTTTGGCAATGAAAGAATTACAAGAACTGCTATCATAGACTATTTTGACAATGCTAGAACAACTTGGCCTAGTACAGAGATACCGAAAGGTGTTACACGTCATCAAGTAGTTAGTTGGTGTAAGGAAAAAGGTATTAAGCCTTTACACTATTATACACCAATGTCAACAAGAACGATTTGGTTTAGAGAAGACTCAGACTTATTTGCCTTTACATTAAAGTTTGGCGTTAATTGACATTAAATAAGTTTACGTGTATAATACATCTATACAGGAGCACAATATGAAATTCACAGTTAAAGATAGACTTACTAAAGCCCGTGTTAAGATGTTGCTTAAACATCCTTTTTGGGGTAACTTGGCAACTCGCATGAAGCTACAAGAAAATAGTGACTGGTTGAGCACTGCCGCTACAGACGGTCGCCACTTTTACTATAATGAAAAGTTTATTGAAAGTTTAGACGATGAAGAACTAGTGTTCCTATTTGGACACGAAGTTGGACACATTGTCTATGACCATATGGGACGTCGTGGAGACAGAGACCCCCAGTTGTGGAATATGGCCGGTGACTATCTCATCAACGACATGCTTATACAAAACAATGTAGGCAAGAAGATTACCAAGGTGCCAATCCTTTGGGATCCTAAATTCCGCGACATGACCACAGAAGAAGTCTATGACGACTTGTTTAAGAACGCTGTTAAAATCCAAATGACATTGGACATGCACATGGATGGTAGTGGAGAAGAAGTAGAAGATGGTAAAGGCAGTGATGGCAAGAGTAGAGCCAGTGGTGTCAAAATAGACGAAGAAACTGCCAAGAAGATGCGCGACGAGATGAAAGAAGCCATTCTGCAAAGTGCTCAAGCCGCAGGTGCAGGCAACGTTCCCGCAGGTATCAAACGTCTTATTAATCAATTTACTGCTCCTAAGATGCGTTGGCAAGACCTGTTGCGTATCCAATTGGAATCTAGTTTAAAGAATAACTATAGTTTTATGCGACCAAGTCGTAAGGCTTGGCATACCGGTGCCGTATTGCCAGGTATGTTGCCAGCAGAAGAATTAGATGTGGTAGTTGCCATTGACATGTCGGGTAGTATTAGTAATGAGATGGCACAAGACTTTTTGTCAGAAGTCAAAGGTATGATGGACTTGTATACTACTTACAAAATCCATGTATTTTGTTTTGACACAGAAGTGTATAATCCAGTGACATTTAGTGATGACTATGGAGATGACATTAGCTCATACGAAACAATGGGTGGTGGCGGAACCGATTTTGATGCTTGTTGGACTTACATGAAAGACAATGACATCACTCCTAAACAATTTATCATGTTTACAGATGGATATCCATATGACAGTTGGGGTGATGAAAACTACTGCGACACGTTATTTGTTATACATGGCAATGATCAAATTGAAGCACCGTTTGGTGTAACTGCTCACTATACATTCAATTCAGAAACTGTTTAAAAAATCGGATTTCTTTTCGATTTTTTATAAACTCCTTGTACATTTCAATGACTTCTGGAGTTCTTAATTTTTCTGATCCTTGATCAAGAGTAATATCCATGCTTGGGTCTAATCCAAACTTATTACAAATGAAAGTAGTGTTATCCTTTGCACGGTCTAATAAATTTTTCCTAGTTTGAGATAATTTATTAATATCAATGTCATCTATGCCATGTAGTTGAGATAAGTTTTGATTGAAGATCAAATCGTACATATCCACTTTAATATAAGAATTAAATTTTTCTATTTGCAATAATTCTTGGTAGACTTCGTTTAAAAAATAAGGATCTTCTACCATACCAATTAATCTATAGACTATGTTATTTGAACCGTCCCATTGATTTTTATAAAACACATAGTGTTTATACAGAACCAACAAGGTTGGTATCCAAAATTTCTCCGGAGGAAAACTACAATAAATTTTCTTTTTCCAAGATAATTGTTCTATTGCATTATAGTTGAGTATTGTATGGCTTTTGATATAAGGAAAATTTATGTCGTTGACTGTGAAGTTTTTATCAGCTATTATGTGATCGAGTGTAAATTCTTTGTTAACAATATCTAATAAATATTTTTCCGGATTATCTATTTTAGATATATAGTTGTTCAAAGAAATGGGTTTCTTTATAAATTTATATCTATGATAGATATTGGCAAAAATTATTGCTGAATCTAACTCGGCTGGTGTGGTATAATGTTTGCTTAAAATTTCACTGCTTGAAGAAAATGGATGTAGTATTTGGTTATTTGGTCTTCGACTTATCATGTAGTTATCAATGATATCGTCCCAGTTCCATTCTAAATTAGTAGTTTGATAAATGTCAATGTTGTCAATTGTTTTTTTATCGTCAAGTAAAAATTTACCGAAGAATGATCCCATATGTCCTGGCTCCCACATAATAGGAGTTAGACTTTCAATTAGTTTTTTGTGATTGGCCTGCATTGTTTTATTTATTTTGTAGTTGACTTTTTGCAAATTTAATGTATAATATAAGAATACACACTATAAATAATCTGTGTATATAACATAACATAAGGAGTTTTTACATGAACAACGTTAACATCAATGATCTAATGACTTTGCTAGCCGCAGTGGATCTCGCAGTCAAGCGTGGCACTTACAGTATTTTGGAAATCCGCCAAGTTGGAGAAGTTGCAGAAAAATTGAACGCTTTCCTAACCGAAGCTACTGCCGCTTCACAGGCTGCACAAGCTGCCGCTGAAGGAACTGAAGCTGTTGCTGAAGAAGCTGTTGCTGAAGAAGCTGTTGCTCCAGTAGAGCAGGCTTAATCTAGGAATTAGTCATGCCTACATTTTTAAAACACGTAGGGCAGGTCGCAAGCACAGGCAAGAAATGTGTTGTGGTATTTAGAGCAATACCCAACGAAGAAACTTCTTGCCTTGTGGTTGAAACTGAAGTTCTAGGCACAAACTATCATGATAACTTAGTAGAAGCTGTTGAAAGTCCCAGTGGACAAGAAGACATTGACTTTTATAAGTACGCTCAAAGAAATACTTTCTTTGACGGTAGAAACATGTTAGAAGCAATGCACATCAGTGGTTGGTTGAAAAAGTTCCCTACTAATGAAATTATCATGATGCCCACTCGTGATATTAAAATTAATTTAAGTGACCTTAACGCTCAACTAGATCAAAACGATTCAAGTCGTACCACTAGCAGTGATATCAGTCAATCAGAAAGTAAGCCAGCTGGCATACTAGATGATAAAGACATTGCCAATCAAATGCGTAATCAGGCAGCATTTTTTAGAAGTGAAGCAGAGCGTTTGCTTAAAGAAGCAAATACTCTAGATCCACAGACAATCACTACAGCCTCTCCCGTTGCTGAGGCTCCAAAGCCTAAGCGAGCATATACTAAAAAAAAATAATTAAGGAACCTGAATCATGGCCATTAGAAAAAAGGATAGAAGTTTTGAAGAAATCCTTAAAGACGTTGTCATGGAAGAGGTTCCTATAGAATATATAACACACATTCAACTAAAATTAGTAGATGGTGATATTATAGAATTTTCAGGTGAGGAACTCAGTGGTATGAATGACGCCAGTGAGGTTCTTAAAGCTCAGGGTTTAGAGCATCTGAGAGATAATATCCTTGACATTGAAGTCTTTATTGACAGTAGTAAAATTAAATCTCGCGTCATTAAGTATGTACGTGGTATATTAACTAGCCAATTTGGCGAAGAGAATGACACTAAAAACAGAAATTAATTTTGAAAAAGATACAAACTATGTTCCAGTATTAGATCATGGTTTTGTAGGTCTAGTAGACCATATGGGCAGTGATAGTGCTATTGTACAAGCCGCTCGTGTTAGCTATGGTGCTGGCACAAAACAAGTTCAAGACGATAGAAACTTAATCCGTTATCTAATGCGTCACGAACACACAACACCTTTTGAAATGTGTGAAGTCAAATTCCACATTAAACTGCCTATCTTTGTTATGCGACAACTTGTACGTCATCGTACTGCCAGCATGAACGAATACAGTGCTCGTTATAGTGTGCTTACAGATGAGTTTTACATTCCCGAACTAGAACAAATCCAAAAACAAAGCACCTCTAACAAGCAAGGTCGTGAAGACAGTGAATGGGGCTTTGAAGAAAAGCGTGGAGTGCAACATGCCTTTCAACGTAGCTTTCATAATGCTTATAAAGAGTATGCTAGTTTGCTAGGTAAAGAAGATAATGGACTAGCTCGTGAGTTGGCTAGAAGTGTGCTTCCAGTAGGCGGATATACAGAATTGTATTGGAAAGCCAACTTAAAGAACTTTCTTCACATGGCTCGTTTGCGTATGGATCCACACGCACAATGGGAGATTAGAGAGTTTGCCGGTGCAATGTATAACTTAGCCAAGCCACTATTCCCAGAAGCATGTTCAGCATTTGAAGATTATGCTGTTAACTCAGTCAAGCTAAGTGCAGGGGAATACGAGCTAGTTAAGAATTTAATTAGCCAAGACAAATGGACTGCTATGGTTGCAAAATACGGCAACGACGAAAAAGCCCTGGGTTTAGATGCGGGGCTTGGTATTCGTGAACTACGTGAATTTAAAGAAAAGCTAGGTCTGTGAGATAATTTATCTCACAATATAAATTAATCTAGTTTTCTCAATATACCAGCAATTCTAGGAGTCCATCCAGCAAAGTTGTTGGTATAATATCCCGGTTCTATTCCCCATTCTTGCTCTTGAGGTGGAGTATATACTTGTGGATATGAAAGTGTAACTGGGGACGAACTAGTATTAACAGAACACTGAACACCTCCACCATTATACCACCAGTTATCAACTGTCATATTATTCGATATGCCAGCTGGCTGTATTATTGCATTAGGCCCGTCACCACCACGTTCAATTAATGTAAAGTGAATATCTCCAGGATTTAATGTTGCTTGATATAAAGCTTCATCAAAATTCACTACCGAAGAAACAAAGTGCCATTTTTGTGGAAGTATATATGAATATGTCCATGCTCCATTATTTCCACCTTGGTGTCTTGACACTATAGAATTGGATATTATATTATTAATTGATCCTTGATAAATCTTTACATCAAAAGAAATACCATAAGGACTACCATTACTAGTTGGATTAATATTATCACCAACAAGTGTAGCTGTACCTAAGTCCTCATACAAATCAGCACCTTCTACACTTGTTGCGGTAATACCACCGCCATCTCCAATTGCACCTGTTGCTAAAGAAATAACAGTGAAGTATGTGCTACCAGGTAATACATTATTTGAATATGTCCACATGTTTCTAAAAGAACCAACATATCTAGCATTGGGATTATTTACAGAATAATTATCACCTGGGTAAGTATCGCCAGAAGTGCCATATCTAACTAAACTAGAACGATTGATCCAGAAATAGTTAGCCAATGTAATTGCACTTGTATAATTATTGACACTGCCATCATCTGGTGGTGGTGTAGGTGTCGGAGTAGGTGTCGGAGTAGGTGTTGGAGTAGGTGTTGGTGTTGGTGTTGGCTCTTCTGTAGGACCAGCTGGGGTTTTATCAACAACAGATACAGATGAAGTTTTTACAGGAACACCACCTTGACTTTTTGCAATATTTAAAGTAATTGTTTCTAAACCTTCAATCAACGTATCAGTTGATAATGTCTTAGTAATAACACTAGTACCATTAGCTAATGTAAATGTTCCGGACATTGAAGGGTTTGTAAAATCTGCACCACTTATGCCTCCAGTTTGTTCAATTGACCAATAATATATTCCTGGAAGTGCATTGCTTGTAACTGTCCATGTTACCAGAGATCCTTCATTAACCGTTGTTGGATTTGCTATTATATCCCATGTCTCTGACGATAATTTATTAGCAGATGCATCTATTTCCCATGTTGCAACTCCTCCCGCTTGCATGACTTTGATCGCTGAAATTCTACCAAATCTATTAGCAATCATTTTAGTTAAATTCTTAGGTTCTACAGTTGCACCATCTGCGGCAGAAATGACTACATCACCCATGCCTACTCTTACTATAGTAACACTAGTGCCAACAGGTATTGAAGCTGTGTTGGGCAATGTTACTTTTGTCAAAGTAGTACGATCTATTCTTATATAACGGCCATGATCTGATTCTAATATTGTGTAGTCAGAAGATTCGTCTGGCAAAGTATCAGTTAAACTAGGATTCATGCGCTGCCATTTATCGGCAGATCCAGTATAAACATTTAAATTTTCAACAGAATCATCTTTAGATTGTTTAGGGAAACGTTCGTACCAAAGTTGACCAATAATTGGATTTTTTGGCGGTAATGGCGGTTTAGTTGGATCTGAAGGTTTGAAACTGTCAAAATTCTCCAACATGTGTACTAAATTTTCGGCTATTATTTCGCCGTGATTAGTATAGTTTTTGCCAATTAAACCAATTGAGCTAGAACTGGTTTCCACAGTTCTGTCATTAACTATTGCTAGTCTTTCGGTGTTTGTTTTGGTAACATCGTATGCCATTTGTTAAATTCCTCTTATATAGTATTTAGTTGTTTAAAAACAACCTTATAGTGAGGATTTAGACTTGTAAAGGATCTATGCTGATTTCATTTATATGAAATTCTTTTGGCTGCTGTAATATCCATTTGACATAGCCAGCAGCCGTTGTTATTGGCATTGTTTTTCTATCTGGATGTTTGTGTTGTACATTACTCAAACTACCAAAACTAATTAAAGTTACTCTAGGATTCTCGGCCCATACTCCTGTCATACCTAGACTGTTTGCATAATCTCGTAGTGCTTTCTTTTCAGCATTGTATAACCAATCAGTGGCTTTCATAACTCTATCGGTGGTACTACCAATACAGATAATCAATGTTTGTTTACCTTCTGCTTTGAGTTGTTTATATACTGCTTCTAGAAGTAGTGTTTGATTAAACTTCCACAATGCACTATTAATGATAATCGCATCATAGTCAACGCTCATTTCAGCAAATGTTTGTTGATTTTCTGCCTTAGTTAAATCTAATTTATGTGTTGTTCTACTAACAAATGTCAATTCGTGATCTTGTAATACTGAATCCAATGCTTGTGCTAGACCAAATGTAGGATTACCTGATACTAATATTTTCATTTAAACAATCTTTCGTATTCTGGTGCAATATCTAATATGCTATGTCCACGTGCTTGGTCTAAATACTTTGTAAACTTAATAAACTCAGGAAGTTTATCACTATAGTCGGCACCTAACATATACTTAGTGATACTGTTTAGTATGTTTTCTGCGTTTTTAGCAATGTCTTCTGGATACTCTGCTTTAAATTCAGCAATACATTTTGCATAGTATGCAACAATTTCCTGTTTCATGTCCTCAGGTAATACACGCACATTAACACGTTTTGGTCCATGTGCTACATGATGTGTAATAATAGGACGCTTCTTTGTACTGTTAATTTTAGTAAAGCCACTGCTTTGTAACTTCCACTTCATGAAACGAGGAACATGCCAAATATTATATGCTGTTACTGTACAAGCTAGCCAAGCAAGTATGTTTGGATTCTTTTCTGCATATTCATCTAGCTTCTGCAAGTTCTTGTATGCTTGACTCCACTTCAAAGGCCAACGTTGGTACTCAACTGTTTCGCCCATACCATCCATACTAGCACCTACACGAACTTGTTTAAACTTTGTCCACATATCCAATACACGATTAGGCAAATTACTCATGTTAGTATTGTATTCAATGATCATTTTCTTACTTTGACCTGCATCAATACATTTTTGTAAAAACTCATAATGACGTTCAATCATCATAGGCTCACCACCTGCCATATAAACATGTTTAATGTTTGGGATATTAGCTTCTATCTGTGTCCAGAAGCTTTCACTGTTATGCCAATCATAGTCTGTGGTAGATAGTCTACCATTTTCATTACGAGTTAGTTTAACTGTGCCGTGAGTATCTTTGTATTCATCACTGCCATGATAATCTGTCCATTGTTCATACCAAGTATGACTATCAGTAGGTCCGCACATACGACAAGCTAGATTACATAAGTTACCAAAACGTAGATCATAATATTCTAGTTTTCTGTCTTTAATGCTGCCATCTTCTTCGGTAATGTAACGAGCATCATCAATACTGAACTTCCAGTTATCTAATTCATATTGTCTACGACTATTAAGTCCACTGGCTTCTTCACTTTGGCAACGACCGCATTCATTACTCCATTCTCCCACTAACATATTCTTACGAACTTCTTTCATAAGAGTAGCATTTCGGGCAAGTTCCATGTCATCTCTACCAGCATTAAATGGACTGCCATCTTCATGTCTGACCACGCCTTGGTTTTCAGTTACATTTGCTTGACAGCAAACACGAATATCACCATTGTTACGCACAGCTTGGAAGTTCCATGGGATAGGGCAAAATGTATTACTCATAACTTTTATCTCCGGGGAATAACGGCAATTTAGTTCCTGGCGCACGTTTAGGAATCTTGCTATCTGCACTACTTACACAACTTGTTCCTCCGCAGGGCATGGGCTTGTCATATAACTTAAAGCCTGTTTCAATATGTCCCAAGGGTATTTCGCTACAACTGTAACTACGTTTCACTGTGCCATCTGGTTCACGAATAATAATACTACGATAGCCACTGCTACATTCCCACTTGTTAAAGTTATTAAAGTTAAATGCGTTGAAACGTTCTGCTTGATCCATGAACCATGGATTTCCGTCTTTATCGATAAACTCAATTTGATAATGAGGATCGATATCAACTTGTTTTTTACGACTTGGATCTGCTTTATCAACCATATACGTTGGTTTTGGTCTTTCAACTAGACCAGCCTTACGTGCTTTTTCTTCAGTGTAAGCACGTTGTGGCATACCATTATGCAATTTGGCCAGCATCTCAGGTGTATAACCATCTACAACTCTACTGGCTGTTGGATCGCTTTGTGGTTTGAGTGTAACGTTAATACCTCTGTTATGGAAGTATAAACTTAAATCATAGATCTCATTAAACTGCTCAGGCACCATGACCATGTTAATAGTTATCTGTGTGTCATACTCCTGACATAATACTAGCTTGTCAGCAAATTCTTCAACTTTCTTATCTGTGTCAACGTGTTCGCGATGGCAACTTGCAGTGATACTAGCACGATGAAAGTTCTTAACTGCTGGTACATATTTCTCTTCAAACCATTTAATAGGACGACTCATGTTTGATGTCATGTGTACACTGGTATAGTTTGTATTACCAGCATCAGCATTTAAGTGATTTAAAATATCAATGTAAGCAGGATGGAATGTTGGTTCACCTCCGCTTAGACTAAAGTGAAAACTATTAAATCCATTTGCTCTAGCTTGACGTTTAATTTCATCTACTGTATGTAGCATTAGAGGTGTGGGACGATGATCCTTTGTATCACTGCGAGCATAAGGCCAGCAATAACTGCAACGATAGTTACAATAACGTCCTAATAGCCACGAGACTGTAAATAGATCTCGATATAACATTGTTCTTTGTCCGACTCTAACTAAATCACTAAAAGGAATTTTAGTAAAGTCATATTCGCTTGTTTTTAAATCACTCATTTTGTTCGTAGATAAATTTTACTTCTTTTCCTGGACCAGCTTCACTGGGCAAGCCGCCATACTCGTTAATATACCATTTAATGGCAGCTTTATACCAACCGGTACTATCATGTCTGCTTTCTTTATTAAATTTGTATATGTTATCATTGGTAGCTTCCATGCTACTGATAATTCTAGCCGCTTCTAATTGTAACACTCTTAAGGGCATTGTGTCAAGATCTATCATGGTTTTTAAATTATATTATTGGTAGGCCATTGCGGCCTACCTAGTTCAAATAGTAGTGAACATTGCTGTCTGTTTTTTATTAACAAAGAAGCTTTCCTCACGACCTGAACGACGATAATGTGTTTCGCCATTTAGGTATGGTTCTTTTCTTTCAGTGTCAGTGCCATTGTATAAGTTTTTAATTTTTTCGTGTTTTGGTCCAATACACATCAACACCACTGATTCAACAGGCTGTGTTTTGTATTCAGCACCAAATTCTTTTACCCATAAATCATGGAAGTGTGGATCACTCATAATGCTTTCTATACCACAGGCAACAAACGCTGTACCATAGCCCAAATCTTCTGCGGTAAGTTGTGCATAAGTGGCACTGATCATTGCATCACGTACACTGCTTTTAATCATAGCATAACGATTTGCTTCTCCTTTGACATCGCTGTAGCAACTATCAAAGACTTCTTCACCGTGTTCTTCTTTAACATTAACCATTTGATGTTCTGGTGCTGGATTAGCAATATAAACTAGAACCAATGGTGCTAGAGTTTGTTTTAAATAAATGATACGATTATCATCTTCTTCATACAAAGTGATATCATCGCATAAAACTTGTTTGAGTTTTTTACCTTGTTCACTGTTAGTCAATGCCATTACTTTGTATCCGTAGATTTTGTTTTTACTTGGCGCACGGCGTGCCGATTCCATAATAGTTTGAATATCCATTGGACTGATTTCATCAGTCATCAAACGAGTAGTATGTCTATTCTTAATTAATTCATGAACCCTGCTCATAAAAATTCCTTTTATATAAATGAATTATCATCATTCTCATGTATTTAGCGAAGAGAAATTTAATTTACAAACATTAAATACACACATGAAACCATATAATTTAATAAACTCAAAAATCGTTGAAAAAGAAAAAGGTATACTTAACAAAACATTTACTAGATTTGTTGGTCCCGGAGATAGCATATTTTCAATGTTTTTTCGATCAATGGGTTATCGAATAACCATACCACTTGAAGAACTACATTCTATAGATTTTGAGTTTGTCATTTATGACAACAACGAAAAAAACATAGAATTATTTAAAAGAATTTTAACTTGGGATGGACAGATAAACAGCGAAGCAACATCTGAATTTGATGATGACTGGGAAATTTTTATAAAAACAATAATACAAGACCTTGACATTAAGATTCGTGATTTCCATCACGGTCAAACAATTGGTAGATCAAAGCGACGAGGATTCATCGACTTTCAAGCTACATGGAATCATTTTAAAAACAGTAAATTTACTTTTATAAACATTGATGTTGTAAATGAAAATAGAAAGTTCTTAGACATATTAACTAATTTGCCGCCAATGTCTGATCCAGCTAACAGACAATTTATCAAACTTGATTTCAATAAAACAGGCTATGACAAAGAATCATACAACGATGCTATTAATAATGTATTACACTTATTTTGGTTAAAAAGTTTTAAACAATTTCAAACAGTTTTAGAAATTTCAGATGATAACAATCAACCATTTGAAGATTTTGCAGGAAAATTATATGCAAGATTGAATCCAACATTTTGCATTTTACCATGGATGCATATACAATACAAACCCAGCGGACAAAGTAAACTATGCTGTAGATATGACAATATTAAAGAAATTAAAGAGTTTGAAGAATTTGAAAAAACATCAATCTCTAAAGAAAATTTATCACAATTATACAGAGAAAAAGAAAATTTAGTCATACAAAAAATATCCATGGAAGATAGCTTTAATAGTAATTACTGGAATACTGCTAGACAATATACTATAGAAAATAAAGAAATCTCTGGTTGCCAAAAATGCTATAATGAAGAACAAGTTGCCGGTGAATTATCTACTTCAATGAGAACAGGATCTAGTATATTATATAATCAAGGCTACTTACACAAAAAACCCAAATATGAAAAACCTAAGATAACATTCTTAGAAGTTGGCTTCGGTAACTATTGCAATCTTGCATGTTTATCCTGCAATAGTACATTAAGCACCACATGGCACGACGACGAAGTTAAATTGAACAACATGAGCGATAAATCACTTCAGCGAGTAATATTCCCTAAGTTGGATAATATTAGATTCGAACCCAATGAGGAAACACTAAAGACTTTAGAATTAATCAAGTTCACTGGCGGTGAGCCTATGATTAATCCAGAGTTTATTAGATTCATTGATCTTATCTGTGAAAAAGGAACACCAGAAAACATTAGTTTAGAAATTTACACTAACTGTAGCTATGTACCAAGTCCTAAATTATTGAAAAATCTAATTAGATTTAATACTGTACAATTGAATTTAAGTATTGATGCATATGGCACAGTCAACGATTATGTACGATATGGCAGTCATTGGTTTGGAGATAGCAAGCAAACTGTTAGCAATGCGCTGGACTTTTGGCTAGAGCAGGGAAAAAATAATAAAAATATTCACGTTATCATGTCTTCTACGTTAAGCGTGTTAACTGTATTTGACGTGCCTAACTTAATGACACGGTGGGTAGAAAAATATAAAAATTCAGGCAACGATATTGTAGTTGATATGAATACTAATCACGATGGATTTTTTAAATTACAATTAGCTGTTGATCCATCATATATCAATATGAATATTTTACCATCTGAATATTATAAAGATATATTAGAATGGTGTGATGAATACGACCAATCTTTTACAACAAGATATCCCGAATTTAGTGTAATTCCAGAATCTATCAATGCTAGTTTGGTTAAACTAAGAAATACTATATATCGTTGTTCTGGGAACCCCACTAATGCTCGTTTGTTAATAGAGTACTTAGAAAAAATGGATTCGATACGCGGTAACAGCGCATCAGAATCCATTCCTGTTATGCTTGGTAAAGTTAAAGAATATTTGCTAACTCAGGATAAACCTCAGCAAAACTAGTATCATTTTGCTTGTCCATGAAATTGATATACTCGGCAGTTTCCGCAAGGTCTGCCGAGTAGTCTTCTGCGTTCATGTAATCGACTACATAATCACCATAGCGAACTATTCTACGCTGTTGCTGTTCTCTGCGTTTGACATTGGCCCATTGACTGTGAGTCCATAAATTTTCATCATCTAATGTCAATTTAAAGTCAGTCCAGTCTTGTGTAATCTTTGCTTTGATATCTGCTGGCAATACTTTAGGATTGATTGCTCGTGGATATTGTACCAAACTTGTATGGAACAATCCGCCGGCAGCATTGACAAACTTGACAATATCAACTAATCTGGTGATATTATAGATACTGACGGTTGTAGTTAAACTCATTTCAATATTTTTAAGTTCGTGCAATTTTTGCACATTGGCTACAATTTTTTGTATGTCACCATAGGTTCTAAAGTAACTAAATGTAGTGTCATCTCCATCTATGCTTACTCGTAGTATAATCTTTTTAAACTTTGGCCAATGATCCAATACATTATAGTAACCTAAACCCAGTGCTACTAGGTTGCTGTTATAACTCAGCGTTATGTTTTGTTCATGTCCGGCCATTGCATCAATCATTTCCCAATGACGTTTTTGTTGCAATGGCTCACCCCCTGCGATTAATACTTCTCGTAGATAAGGTATGGCATTTTTAAACTCTTCAAAACTCCGCTCAGGCAAACTGATATGTTTCTTTTCCAAGCGGCCTGCACCATGCTTGGTAAAAAACTTTTTAACTTCAGGATCTTTAAATGCTAGAACTTCCCATTGACTGCTATAAGTAGGACTGCAATGTCTACAACGTAGATTGCAGGTATTATCAAAACGTATTTCAATGCTTTTAGGTTCATATGGCATTGAATAATCGTTGGTATTGACTTTACTAATGACTTCATCAAAGTCAATATTATAACTGTCTTTATATGTTTCGTTACAGGTTTGACGTGTACTTGCTACTCCACTATCTTCAAAGTCCCAGCAACTGCGACAACCATTTGGTCGTTCATCATTTAACACCGCACGGCGTAGTTCTCTAGTTTCGTTGCTGTTCCAAATTTCAGTCAAAGTCTGACTTCGATAATCACCAACACGATCTGGATAACGCCAACATGCACCTACTTTGCCTTCATGTTTAATATTCTGATGTATAAAAGGCATTATACAAAAAGTCTTGCTATTTTTGTTCATATCAATATTTAAGAACGTTTTCTTTTTTCAATTTATTATCAATGTATAGGGTTGTATTTTCTTCATTACCACAGGTACCTAGACATGTGATAAGGTTTCCGTTTTCTATTGTGTCATTCCATTTTGAACTTATTTTATATTGCTGTTTAAGTACATCTTCTACTTGATGTATATTTAAATCAAAGTCTTTAAGATTATAGTTTTCTTTTAGATTCCAACTACCCGGACTGTCGTGTGTGTGAGTACCTAAATAACAACAAGGCATTAATATTCCATTTGCTGCCAAATAAACTTCTTTTCGTTCTAAACTTTTGCAACTAATCTTATTTTGATTTAATTTTTTATACTTTGTTAGATCAAACTTAAACATTGTATTTGGTACATGTTCTTCTTTACCTACATTACTGTGCCTAAATTGTTCTTGTTCAGGTGGTTCTAATGTAAATACATGCTTTCCTTCTACCATTACTTTAAAATCTTTTTTACCCCTAAACTTTTGAGTAACTTTTAATCTAAATTTGATGTCCAAGTCTTTGGCCAACTGTTTGGCTGTTTCGACTTGATGTTCGTTGTGTTTGAATACAATAAAGTTCCACTGAGCTGTTCCACCTGCGGCTACATATGCTTTCAAATTGGCATACACTTTATCATACTTAACACCAATTCTATACTTGTCTAATGCTTCATTATCAGTGCCATCTATTGCAAAATTAATGAGTACATGACGACGAGCAAGACTTGACCACCAATCTTCACTGCGATATCCACCATTGGTATCTATACTAATACTTTTACAGCCATTGTCCATTAAGTAATTAACAAATTCTGGTAACAGTTTGTTTAAGCAAGGATCGCCATATACTCCGCTGAAGTATACATGGTCTAATTGACTGGCAAACTCTGGAGTAAACAACTTATAAAATACATCTGCTGTTAAATCACCCTCTATTAAATCTGGTTGCACAAATCCGTGCCCGGTATATCTGCTACACATTGGGCATTGACTATTACAGCGACTGCTCGCTTCTACATGAACTATACGTATATTTTCTTTTTCTATCATTTTTTAATTGTAGACATCATAGATAATCCACATTTCATTGTTACACCACTTGCAGGGAAATTAACACCACTATGTGCTTGACATCTATCAAATACAATAATGCCCCCACGCTTCCAGTTATAAACGGCTTCAAGTTCAAATCCCTGTAACCATTGTTTATTAAAGTGACGAAAATATCTATTGTAGTCATCATCACTGACTGTTTGTTTATTCCAATCAACATCCCATACTGATCCATCTTTACGATAACAAACTAAGTTATCATAATTGCGTACTGTGAAGAAGACATTTGTATCATATTTAGGATCGCCTTTGGCAAAGTTTGTTCCATACATTAAGAAGCGATTTTTAAAGATAGCTGTACCACAATCTAGTTCAAGATTCTCTTCTTTATGTTTATCGCAGACCCATAATGGAATAATAAACTGTTTACCAGGAATACTGTCACTGTCTTTTAATGTTGCAGGATTACCAGTATCAATGTGTAGGTTGTAAGGAGTGGCTGTAATTAAAAAATTACCTTCCCATATTGTTTCGTTGGTTAGTTCAGGAATAGCACTTTGAAGTTTTGCATAAAATTTATCTTGTATTAGTCGATTATCAACGTTAAAGTGTAATGTCCCGTTGCGTTTAACTCTACGACTACGATGTTGTCTATGCATTAGATCTTCCAACCAATCTAATTCCTCATCTTCAAATAAATTATCAACAGCATAACTGTCACCCCATGTAGATTTCCATTTATCATGTTCTATACCATCTACAGGTATAAATTCTTTTACCAGTGGATCTCCCGGAACCCATTCTAAATCTTTAGCCATTTAATAATTCCTTTAATTCAGGGAAAACTTCTGCAAAGTTTTCGTTGCGTTTTTTATCTAAATCTTGCACTTCTTTAATAAAATTCGATAGCATATATTGTTTATCTGCTGAATTCATTTCCTTTAATAAAGCTATAGCAGAATCAATGACATTTTGTTCTTTGATATCAGTTAATTCTTTCTGCCAATGACTATTCACTTTTTCTTTTATAGATTTCGGCAGACATGATAAACTCATATTTCCTCCCACTGGAATAAAGTAGATTTCGTTGGGCTTTATTAAATTTCTATTAACCAAATACTTATACATTCTAAAAATGTGAAAAGCATTTAGTATATTTACAGCCACACCAAGTATGAGCTCAACATGACTAGTATTATAGCGTATAGTTGATAAATTGTCAAGTATAGTATCCCAATCGGCGCCATGTCGTATATAACTTAATTGTTCCCAACCAGCATCTATGCTTGCGGATACTTTGACATTTTTAAATTGCTGCCAATAATCAATGACATTCCTATGTTTTAATTTCAATGTAGTTAAATTTGAATTGTATCTTATTGCAACATCAAATTTCTTATGTTCTATTAGTAAATCCAAAACTCTATAATGTTCATCCATCATCAATGGTTCGCCACCACAGAAATAAAACTCTGTGACATGATCTATATTTTTAACAAAGAATTCAAAAAATTCATTGTATTCGTAGAATGGTTTGATTAAGACATTATCTATTTTTTGTTCTTCTGCAATTCTTGTACTGGCATGTGGTCCGCACATACGGCATTTTAAATTACATAGGTTGCTGAACCTAACATCCCAAAGAAATATCTTTTCGTTGTTAACTAAATCATCTATGTCATTTAACAAATGACCAAACATTTTATTGCTGGTAATTCTATGACTGGTATTGCCATATGCTTCTGGACGACTACAATTACTGCAACTATCAGGTAGTCCATTGTCTAACATGTTTTTTCTAAACGATGTTAATTTTTGATTATCCTTTGAATAAACGTTTGATATACCAAGTTCTTTAACATTACCAAAGCTTTCTTCGCTCATGCAACATACTTGACTTTGTCCCGTAGTCGAAATATGTGCATGAACAAAAGGAAGTATACAAAAGTTTTTAGAACTCAGTATGTCTTTCATATATCTTTAAAGATATCTTTCATCTCCGGAAATGTAGTATAGAAGTTTGTACCACGTTGCTTGTCTAATAGCTCTAGGTATTCTTTCATTTCCGGTAAACGTTGACTCCAGTCTTCACTCTTGGCAAACTTGACCATGCCACGGAGACGATCAATTCCGTAATCAGCGTTGTCAAACATTTCTTGTGTGACTTTTCCCTTGTGCCATTCTGGAACACCAAGCTGCCAATTTTCTTTCCACCATGGGATAAATTCTTCGTACTTGGCTTCAATTTCATCTTTGAACCATGCTGGCAATATTTTAACATTTAAGTGTGGTGGATGATAAACAAAGTGATAGTTAACACCACCTGCTCCAAATGGCCACATGTTAATTTTCTTAAAGCCATGCTGTAGTTTCCATTTTAAGAATTCTGGAATATAATAAATGTTTAATGCTTGTACGGCACAGGCAATGGTAACTTCTGTGTTAGCTCCTGTTTCTTCATCTAATTGTCTAAATGCTTCTAAGTTTCGTTCCCACTTACTTGGATAACGAATATAATCATTTCTATCTTCAATAGCATCTACACTGTAGTGATAACGAACTAGCTTGAAGTGACTCCATAATTCAAACAAGTCTTCACGCCACTCAACGCCATTGCTATTGTAACGAATTTCCATGTCTTTGGCATAACCACGCTTGATACATTCTTCTAAAATAGCATAATGTTCTTCAATGATTAAAGGTTCGCCGCCAGCAAAGTATAGCTGTTTCATGTTAGGAATCTGTTCCCATAGCTGTTCCCAGAACTTAGGATTGTTCTTGTGCCAATTGTAACTAGCACCGTTTTCTTTGCCCTTGTTACCCCATTGCATTGTATCTTTAAGTGTTGCATTTTGTACTTCTGGATACATCTTTTGCCATTCTGGCACCCATAAGCTACTATCATGCGGGCTACACATTACACAGGCCAAATTACATTTAGTACCAAAGCGCATGTCAATATAAGCAATATGCGGGGGAACGCTGCCGTCTGGTTGTGTATCTTCAATTAACTTGTCCAAATCAACACGTTGACTCCAATAAGCAGTTTCCCATTGGCGTTTAGATTTATGCCCTTCACGTTCTTCTTTATAGCATTTAACACAGCTAGGTGGTTCTTCCCCAGCAAGCATATGAAGTCTATTGTTCTTCATGTAGTCATTGTTCCAACTACTTAGAAAGTCTGTGTGATTTAAGTTAGCAGGCTTTCCGTCTGCATTTTTAAGTACACCAACTTCTCCACCGTGAACTTTATCATTAGTTGGTCCTACACTACTAGCATTAGCAGTACAGCAAACACGCATGTGTCCGTTTGGGCGTGTGCTCAGATGTACCCAGGGTAGGATGCAAAATGTTTTACTTGGCAGTTCTTTTGTTTTTTCTGTCATTGTGTTCTTTCATGTCAACATACTTATTTACTATCTTGTGAGTGTTATTTCTAACAGATTCATAGTTTATTGAAGTCTATGTTTTTCAAAACATATTTTTAAATAGTGTCATTTATTTTTTTAAATAAAATCTGTGCAAAATTTTGATGAGAATATAGATCAAAATGTTTACCAATTGTGCGGTGTCCTATTGCATCCCATTGTAAATTTAAATAAAATCTTTCTTCTGGATGCCAAAAAGGCATATTTTCACGTGCGTTTCTATTTGTTCCTTCTAAATCAACAAAGAAAAATCTTATATTTTTAGACAACAAATATCCTTGTAGCAATAACAGATCAATCAAACCATGCAATGTCCAATGATTCATAGAATGGAACATCACTGATTTTTCTAGGTATTCATTAAATTCTGGTTCATTAACCATTGGATAATTAATAGAATAACTTTTTATTTTTTCGTCATTGTTAACAGCAAATTCACGTGTAAAATGTGGAACTTGTAAAACAATATAGTCTATTATCTCTTCTTTTTTTTCTATTAGAGATATTATTTTATAAATCTCTTGCTTTAAACTAGAGCCCAATTCAGCATGATTTATACATTTCCAGTTTGGATTATTTTCTTCAATTATTTTTGGATAAGCCATGGATTTGCAGATTTTAATATACTCAGTCAAACTAATACTGCGGTTTACATTTGAAGAAAACCTTTCGTAATATTCCTCTGCCGTTTTACAATCCCTGGCCCAAGGAAGCAATTCATTATCGGGAAGTTCATGTCCAACAGTAAAACTACATCCGAAAAAATGTATGTGTTTTTTATTCATTTTTAATATTTAATTTAATATTATGTTTGCCTATTGGTAAACTCTGTATGTTTTTTCTACTACATACTTCTGTACAACGATGAATACGATCTTTTTTCTTATTACCATGTACGTTACTATCCCAACTGTCGATTAAATCTTCAGTGTAAAATCTATGATTAATGATATCGTTTATACTATGTAAATTACAATTATTCCAATCTTCATCATAAGCATCTATAATTCTAGATTTTAATAGATCTGCACGACCTTGTTCTGAAGATAACAAACCATTTTGCATAAAACAACAGGGCCATAATCTTCCTTCATTGCTGACAAAATACATTCCATTGGTTTGATTATTACATTCAATGGCATCGTTTACTTTGTCTTTGAGGCTGTCATTAATTTGTTCTAGGCTAAGAGCACTTCGATTTTTAGATTCAGGCAAGCGTTTAATAATATTAATTTTTTCTAAACCTAATTGAGTTGCTACACTTCTATCTATTCTTTGATGAAATTCTGAAAATTTCATAGTTTCACTAAGCTGTTTGGCAGTTTCTATTTGATGTTTATTCCACGGAAAAATTAAAAATTGCCAAATTGCATTACCGCCTTGAGCAATAAATGCTTCAGCGTTTTCCATGATTTTGGACCATGTGCTACCTTGTCTATATATATGATTGGTATCTTCTAATCCATCAATACTAAAATTGACTTGATGATGTTTATGTTTTTTTAAAACTGTTGCAAGTTGTTGCCAATATTCAACATTGCGAAGACTTGCATTTGTGTGTATGTTAATTTTAAATTGTCGTACTGTAAGCGCCAATTCTAAAAACTCTAAGAATTCTGGATGCATTAAAGGATCATCAATGGTTCCACAGAACTCTAAATGTGTCACAGATTCAAATTCTTTAGCTGATATAATTTTTAAAAATGTTTCTTTACTTAGATAATTTTTGTTAAGAATGAATTCTTTTTTTTCTGAAAAGTTACCAGTATCTGTTCTTACACACCCCAAACACAATAAATTGCACATACTGCTTAATTCAAATTGTATTTTTCTAGCTGAATTTAAATATATAGTCATATAATGTATTTAACAATTTCTGTCATATAAATATATCATATGACATCAAAAAAATTTCCAATTAAAAGTGCCACGGCATGTTTGTTAAAATGGGCATGGAGCACCGTTTATGTTTATCAAGGCACTAGTAATAGTTGTCATAGAACTGTACATAGTCATGTACCTGCTGGGGATTTTGGCTCCTTTCACAACACTCAAGATAAAATCACAGCCAGAGAAAAAATGCTAAAAGGTGAATGGCCTGGCAATGGCTGTGAATATTGCAGAGATATTGAAGCCGCAGGTGGTATGAGTGATCGACAACGTGAATTAGAATTACTAGACAACAACGTTCAAGACTATATGTTAATACCAAAAGAGTTAAAGACTAATCCCACTGCTGTAATCACTACTCCAACTATGGTAGAAGTTTATTTCAGTAATAAATGTAATATGAGTTGTATTTACTGTGATCCAAGTTTAAGTAGCTTATGGGTAGCTGAAAATAGAATACATGGAGATCACGGTGTTCTCACAGTTTCACAAGCAGATGAACTAAGTGCTAGTTATGATCAACGATTAGCTGAATTTTGGGCATGGTTTAAAGAGAATTATAAAACAATTAGCATGTTACATGTCTTGGGTGGTGAACCTTTTTATCAAGACGAAACTGAACAAATGATTGATTTCTTATTGGACAGCGATGTTAAAGCAGGAACTGTGATTAAATTTTTCAGTAACTTAAAAGTTAATAAAGAAAAGTTTACAAGACTAATTACAAAAATGAAACGTTTGCATGACGAAAAAGGTATTAAACTTGGCATTGTTGCTAGCTTAGATGCATGGGGTCCTGAACAAGAATATGTTCGCAGTGGTTTAAAATTAGAGCAATGGCAGTCAAATTTTGAATATATGGTCAACGAATGTAAATGGATAGAACTAGTTGTCAACAGCACTATTAATTGTTTATCTATTAAGTATATGCCAGAACTAGTTAGAAGAATAAATGCTTGGAGACTGGTCCATCCTAATATAACTAATTCTTTTAATCTGCTAGTAGAACCTGTTTCCATGCATCCGGGAAATTTCCCTTCTGGATTTTTTGAAGATGACATGCAGGAAATTTTAAATTTAATGCCTAATACAAATATCTATGAAAAGAGTTTATATACACACATGATTGGTGTTAAGAAAACTATAGAACACATGCCATACAATCCAGAAAATCTTAAACAATTAAGATTATGGTTAGAGAAAATGGATGCAAGGAAAAAGACAAACTGGAGACTAACTTTCCCTTGGTTAGTTCCAGTTATTGATCATCTTTAATTAAATTGCTCTTTAAATGCGTCATACTTTGAGCCGCATATTTTAGCACATTGTGCGCTTTTACCTTCTGCACAACTGGGTTTATTCCAAGATTCAGGAATAACTTTCTGAAAGAAATCTCCATGTACAATATCTTTAATGCTGTGATTTTTTGCATTGATATTGTCTAAACCAACTTCATTGATATAATCCCAGATTTGAGCACCTTGTGGTTTAAAATACCAAATGTACATTTGACCAGCAGTCCAACAACAGGGCTGTATTACGCCTTCTGCTGTTACATATATATTCTTTTCTTTGGCTACTTTACAATCGATCACAGCTTCGTCCCATACTTTTTCCATGGGCTTTTTCTCACTGGGGTCTAAAGAAAACTTTTGCCGGCCTTGTATGCTGGATAAATTATCTAAACTGATGATATTATCTACAGTAACTGCATTGGTATTCTTAATATTAGCAACAGATGCAAGTTTATCTAATACTCCATTTCTATATTTAGGATTTGTAGGAGCTTGTAACAAGGTAGTAGTTGTTTTACGATTTTGACTTTGATGTTCTTCTTTTACTGCACCCTGTGTATTGCTAAAGAAACGTGCTGACTTTTTAAATTGAAACTTTTCAAAACCCATGTCTTTACTTAATTGTTCTGCTGTTTCAACTTGATGTTCATTGTGTGCAAATACAATATAATCCCAACGTGCCCTGCCACCCTCAGCAATAAATGCCTGTACGTTTTCCATGATCTTAGGCCAAACTGTGCCTTGGCGATATAAATGATTTGTATCTTCTAATCCATCTAAGCCAAATATAATATAACCCTTTTTGCCAATTACTCTAGCAAGTTCTGCCCACCATTCTGGCTTCTTCATGCTGCCATTAGTATGCATACTGAGATTGATATTTGGATTGTTTTCTCTAAAATACTTGAATACTTCTAATGTGTCTTTGGCCACAGCAGGATCGCCATAATTGCCACACATGTATACACGTTTTAATTGTTTAACAAAATCAATGGGAAACATTTTTTGTATATCATCTATATACAATTCTCTGTTATGTAAGAATGGATTAACTGCGCCACCATTTAAATTACGAGCGCACATGGGACAGCTAGCATTACATGCTTCTGTCATTTCTAAATGTACAACTTCAATCTCGTTGTAATTATACACCAATCCACTCCTTGAACTTAGAATCCAACCAAGCAAAGTTATTTACTAAATTAAAATCTGCATCTACACCATTAGCATAAGCAACACCCTGTCTGGCACCTTGTATAGCAAAGTAACCATACTGTGTTTCATTGCCTGCTTCACACCACATAGTCAAGCGTTCCTTTGTTTCAGTGTCATTGTTGTTTTTATTAACACCTGCACTGAGTTTAACTGCCTCACGAAAAGCTGTGCGCCATGTAGCATAAGCACTATAATTAAATCTATGTTCGCTGGCTAGGATATTTAATTTGATATAATGATCTGCCAGTGTAGTAGTCATATCAGGACGATCTAATCGTTCTGCACTAAAACAATCTTTACTGAATAATTTAATACCACCATGGCCGTAGACTAGTCCGTTAATGGGATTCTTTGCTCTAAATACTGCCACGCTTTTAGGTTTTAGTTCAATTTGTTTATCAAAGTTAAAACTATCAACAATCCAACAATCAGCATCTACTACATAAAATCTATCACCATCACACAAACTTGCAATATGTTTATGACTTTCAAATATCGTACCAATACTTTTAACTGTTACTGCATGACTGGCTTTAGATTGTAGTCTAGCAAAATTTTCTTCGGCGTTTGTTTCGTCGTTGTATAGAAAGTAAATAGGTATCATATTAATATTTAGGTAACGTAAATCCAAACAATGGCAATGCGCTGTGATTCAACATTGCTGGCCAGCCAAAGTTCTTGGGAGGGTTGATATTAACATGTTTAAACCAACGACTTTGATCGCTGTCTAATTCAACCAATGGTAGGTTTAATTTTTCAATCAATGTTTTCATAACTCTATTGCTGTCTTCATCGGGATTTTTAGTACATTCTTCAATGTCCTTCCAATATGCATTAAACCAATCATAGTCGGAAATAACACTTTGATCAAAGTTATTAATGTAAAGATTGTAGGCACCTAAACGTGCGCCATAAATTGCCCAATCACCATTGTCCACATCTCTGCCAATAGTCATCCAAGTTAACCAACGTGCATAGTTACCTGGATACATTTTGTGATTAAAGTCTTCCACTGGTACTTTATGTCCTTGGTCAAGACCCATTTTAACACCTTCACGAAATCCTGCTCTAAATGCTTGATAAGGAGTGGCATTATTCATAACAGTGCCGTAGGTATTATTCATTTGCTTGTAATTTTCAAAATCCCAGCAAAAGTCTACATTATTGTTATCATCGTCTTTATCTGCGGCTTCGTGTGTTTTCATTGCTTTAACATAAGGCGCATACCATAGTTTAATGCCACCATTACCATAGACTAAACCATTGACAATATTGCGACTACTCCAACTGAATGTTGATGTTAAATCTGCTTTTTCAATGTCTAAGTTTTGTTTCCAGATAGCTGGATTGACTTGACAATCAGCATCTATGGTGAAAAATCTATTGTCCACAGCATGTTCTGCACAGGCTTTGTGTGCGGCATCAAAGCCTTTAACTCCATGAACACGTTTGACTAAACTGGGATTAGGATGTCCTGCTTTTAGTAATTCAAAGTTTTCATCTGCGTTGGGTTCATCAAAGCTAAGAAATACTGCCGGTATGTCTTTTAGCTTAAGAGTAGTATTAGTATTTTTAATGTTTATAGAATTTATCAAACTCATTTTTCATCCATTCATAATTGTTAATTAATTTTAATGCATCTAGATTATTGAAATTATCCAATCCATATTGCTTGCCTAAGGCAGCGCCATGTAGCGCATATTCTCCATAGCGTCTATCTTTACCCACCGTGGTCCATACACGCAATCTTTCTTCTGTTTCGGCGTGTGTAGTTGTACCTTGGTATAAACTAGAACTTAATTTAGCACATTCTCTAAAAGCACTGCGCCAAGTGCCAAATTCATCAGAGTTAAAACTTGTAACATTACTGACTTTGTTAATATATTTCAGTTTACCTAATCCTGTGGTCAAGTCCACTTTCCATGTTTCTGCATCTAATAGTAGTTTGCGTGGAAATAATTTAACTCCGCCCCATCCGTATTCTAAATCATTAATAGGATTGATACTGGTCCATAAGTGTACACAGTCTAAATCAAATACGTTTGGCTTGTAATCAAATTTCCAATTGTCAACTAATTCAGCATCACCATCAACTACATAGAACATATCAGTGGTGGCAATTTCTGCGGCACGTTTGTGTGCTTCAAAAATACCTTTAACATTCTTAACACGTTTAGCATTAGGGAATATTTCTAACACACGATACCAGTTGGCTTCTGCATTGGGTTCGTTATAGCTAATAAACACTACGTCAAAGTCTTTGTATACAACACCAATATTGCCCACTACAGTTGTTCCAAGACTAACATTATTAGGAACAATCTTAGCCGCCCAAATTTGTTCATGGTCTGTATGTAAACTATTATCCAGCATCCATACATGCTCGTAGTTCAAATCATAGTAAGGTATTTGATCATTTATGTAATAGTCTAAATGTGCAGGAATGTCTGGATTAAGTTCCACTTGTGGCATAATATAGCCCATGTGTTTGACGCCACTTGCATTGGGATTGTCAGGATTAACAATTTTAGCCACCCATACGTTGTCATCCCCTGGATTGAATCTCTTATCAAGATACCATATGTGTGTATAGTTCAAATCATAGTATGGTATGTTGTCTGTTATAGCCCATGCTACATCTGGTATGTCTGGATTAAATTCCATTTTGGGAGAAACATGACCCATGTGTTTAACACCCAACTCATTAGGGTTGACAATTTTAGCCAACCATACATCGTCTTCATTTGGATTAAATTGAGGATCTAAATACCATATGTGTGTATAATTTAATTCATAGTAGGGAATAGAATCATTAATATTCCATGCAATTTTTGGAATATCTGGATTAAATATAAATTCTGGACTAGCATAGCCCATTTCTAAATAACCAGGATTCTCTTCTTTAGATAGAATTTTAATTGCCCAAATGTTTTCACCAATGGGATTAAACTTAGGATCCAAGTACCAAACCAAATTATCTTTTAAATTATAGTAGGGTATGTTTGTATCAAATACTAGATTAACATCTGGTATTTCTGGATTACGAATAATATTAAGTATGGGACTAACATAGCCCATGTTCTTGACACCTGCATCTGGTTCTGAACTATCTATTCGTAATGCCCAAATTTTATCTTCAAATGAATTAAATTTAGGGTCTAAATACCAAACTAAATTGTTTTGTAATTCGTAGTAGGGAACAACGTCATTTAATAATAAATCTGCAGGAATTTCAGGATTTTGTTTTATCACTGGACTTATATAACCCATGTCTTTAATTCCCAGTGAGTTTTCAAATGAAGGTTTAATTCTAGCGGCCCAAATTTTATCTTCAAATGAATTAAATTGAGGATCTAAATACCAAACATATTCATAGTTAATTTTACCAGATGGTATTTCAAAGTCAACAAAATTAGCAACAGGAATATTTGGATTAAAGGTTATAGCAGTGGGTTGATATTCTACCTTGGGGGTTATGTAACCCATGTCCTTGGTACCCTGTGTGTTATTATAGTTGACTCGAGCTCGAACTGCCCATATTTTATCTTCAACAGGAACAAAATCTGGATCTAAATACCAAACATGTTCTGCGTTAGCATCTTCGATGTTAATTTTAAAATCAACATCATAATCTGTGAAATTAACATCTGGATTGAATTCTATGGTTTGTTCTAAATCTAATTCACAGGGAATAAAGTGCCATCCATATGTCCAGTTGGCTTTGAACTTTTTAATTAACCATAAATTGTCAATGCTCCATACGATACATTTATCGCTGGTAACTGCGTCAACATCAATGTAATCTAAGATCCATTCATACTTAGGATTTACAATTACAAATTCATCATGAGAACTACCTAAGGCATGTAATCGTTGATCAAATGTATCTGGATCTTGTTCCCACGTTACTTGTTCTACAATACTTTTATCTATTTTAATCATGTTATTACAGGAACATTATACTTTGTATAAAATGCTTTTGCATCCTCTATATTATTAACCATTGGCTGACCTTTGATATTCAAGCTGGTGTTTAGTAGCATTGGACAACCGGTGAGGCTGTGCCAATCTTCGAGAAGTTTTCTAAAACCAGGACTATCATTCTTGCTAACAGTTTGTACACGGCTAGTGCCGTCTTTGTGTATTATAGCAGGAAAGTTCTCTGGTTGTCTACACTTTGCAACAAATTGCATGAAAGGACTGGCGGTTATGTTTACCGGCATTTCAAAATATTCATGCACATATTCTTCCAAAATAGCAGGAGCAAATGGACGGAACTGTTGTCTACGTTTAATAGCGTTTACGGTATCTTTGATTTCAGGTCCACGTGGGTCGGCCAATAAACTGCGGTGGCCCAGTGCCCTAGGGCCAAATTCTGCACGTCCAGTGGCAACACCCACAATTTTATCTTTTGTAAGAATGTCAATAGTTTCTTCAACTGGATACTCCCCGCCCATGTTCGTGCCAAGATATGCACCTGGCCAATTAACTTGCTCGCCAAAAAATGCGGCAACTGATCCTACGCTACTACCAGCATCACCAGGATTTGGCATGATCCAAACTCGTTCCCAGTCTCCTGTGATCTCGCTGTTGGCCACACAATTTAATGCACATCCGCCCATTAGTACAATATTCTTACTGGGTAAATTTGCTCTAGCCCACTTACTAATACCTTGTAATATTTCAGTGTACACTTGTTGAGTAGCGGCAGCCAAATCAAATGAATCTTGTTCACTGAGTAAATCTAAACGCCAATCTGGACAGCCGCGATGTAAGTTGCGTTTGAACTTGATTTCGGGTCCGTTGATTACAGAGAAGAAATCATTGTATATGTCTGCTTTATATTTGTTAGGATCACCATAAGCTGCCATGCCCATTAAAATGTATTCTTCTTCATTAGGCTTTAGTCCAATACGCTGTGTCATTGAGCTAAACCAAAGTCCAACACTATCAGGATATCCTTGTGTATAAACTTTCTTTAAATCATTGCCTGACCCTTGCCATACTGTTAATGTTTCGAATTCACCAATGCTGTCAATAACAACAACTGTGGCATCGCTTAATCCACTGGTATAATAGCCAGCGGCTGCATGACTTTTATGATGTTCGCCAATGACCAACGGTTGATTTAGATTATATTTTGCTAGATATGATTTGACATCATTTTCTTTTGTTCTATCACCTTGACCTGCTGAAAATTGTCTAGCAGTTTTTAAGTCTGGATTTTCATACCAAACGATTAAATCTGGTTTTCCATGTTGTTCAGCATCTTCTATAATGCCGGCGCATAAGTCTCCGTCGTTTTTAATTCCAGAGTATCTTTCGCTGTGAGCTGCAAATTGTAATTGTTTATCATGCCAAACTGATACGGCAGCATCGTGACTGTTGGCACTAATTCCCCAAATGTTCATCGGTATATAAATGGATCTCGTTTGCGTAGTTCTTCTAAGCGTTGTTTTAATTTAAGTTGAAATGCTTCTTCTCGTTTTCTAGGTTCTACATATAAATTTAACGTAGTCGAGATTTGTACATTCAATTGTTGCGTAAATGCCTGATAATCAATGACAGAGATGATATCTCTGTACTCATTGCTGTTAAAACAATAATGACCACTGACACTTACCGCAATATCTTTATCTGTGACACCAGGGCTGACCCAACGTTGCCAGTAGTTTTGAGCATAAACATAATCACTGAACTTTTCCCATAAATCTGCAGGAGCAAACTCTTTAAGTAAATCAGTTTGTTGTTTACCTAACTGTGGAGCAATATTTAAACTATCAATGCCTGCATTAAGTCTTTGCTGTACATCGCTGGTATTAAAATAATCAGCATTGTGCTCTTTGAATAAAAATCCAGCATTGTGAATTTGTTCTCCAATTTTTTTATTTCTTTCAACGTCAAAATTACCTACTTGGTTGTCTTTAGTTAAACTACCGGTTTGACTAACAAAGAAAACAACATTATTCTTATATTGTTCTAAGAATTCTAATTGACTTTCAATGCGTCCAATACTGCTGTTAATATCTACACCAGTATTATCTTCACTGCCAAATTCTAATTTGATATCTGGATTCAAATTTAATGTATAATCAATCAATTCTTTTGCATAATCTAATTGACATTCTTTAATTCTACTTACATCAATGTGAATTAATTTAAATCCGGCTGCAACATCAGCGTCAATGGTTTTTTTGCAACGAATGATTGCTTGATCAACTGTTAGTCCTCGATCTAAATCACTGAAATATGGACCGCAATGATCTCTGCATATTGCTATCAATTCAGTTTGTTCTGTTGGCATGGAATTGATTTGTTCTACTAATTCTGAAGTAGTACATACATAACCAGAATCATAGTCTACTTGATTTCGGCTGGCAATTATCATTAATGGTTCTTTATTGTAAAAAGAATAATTAACAAGTACTTTAATTATTTCTTTACTCATTGGGCCTGCGCCTATTTTAAATTGTTTCATGTTGTTTGCTTTCTATTACATCGTATACATTAGGATCTGGTTTAATTCCTGTATAAATTTCAAATTGTTTTAAGAATTGACTTCGATAAAATTCACGTCCAGATATATATTTAATGTTGTAATTCTGACATTGTTGTTTTAATTCGTTGTTTTTGATTGCCAAATCTATTACTAAACGTGTGTTTGGTGGAATTTGTCCTAACTTATATGGACTTTCTTCTGTGCTTGTTCCCAATGCTGTGCAGTTGATTACAACATCTGCGGGTTTATACCGTTCTTTCCATGTAGCTAAACTTCTTGTACATACATTTAAATTATCGTAGTGACTGTGTTCCAAATATTTAATAAACATAGAACCAATTGCACCTGCACCAAGTATAGTAATTTGATCGCTGGGCAAAATAGATTTTGTAACATGTTCAACTCCAGCCAAATCAGCGTTGTAACCATTCAGCGAATCTTTTTCTACTTTGATCGTATTACAACTATTATATAATTCTACATAAGCATTTTTATAATTTAACAGCGAAATTACTTTTTGTTTAAATGGCATGCTGATACTAATGCCAGATACTTGTTCGTTTAAGGCTTGTCTAACTCCATCTTCAATATTGTCGCAACTCCGTGGCTCATAGATCGCATCTATATTGTAATATTTAAAAAATTCTGAATAAAAATATTGTCCTGTTTTTCCTGGATATTTGCTTAAACTTATATATTTTTTCATTGCTTGTATGCTCTTATTTCTCTGATCTTATCATCTTGATCAAAGTCTATAACATCTATTACTGGTATTGATATTTTATCATCTAATATAACTTTAATTTCTGCTATAACAGTATTATGTCCTATGGCAATTTTATCAATGTCTATTCGAATATTTCCTAATTGAGAAAACAATTTTTGATTAAATGCCAATACATTTTCTCTACCAATCATTTGTCCTTCCCAATCAGTTAGTATTACATTTTCAGCAAACATTGTTTCTAGACTAGCCAAGTCCTTTTCACTAAAGGCTTTTAAGTATAGCATGGCAATTTGACTTTGTGTGGCTTTACCCATGATCCAACTCCGCAAATAATTTAATTCCTAGATACCATAAGAACAAGTCGAATGGTGCTGTGTGTAAAGGACTCATGTTCCAAAATATTATTGGTACTAATTGTTGTACCTTATTGTAATCTAAATTATTATCCAGTATATACTTCTTTAATCGTTGCTGATATACTGTTATATGATCTACATTTGGAATACTCAATGTTACGCTGCCATTATCTATTTCTATGTTAAAATTATGATTCTTAATGTTAGCATAGTTGATGATTAGCCCACCTGCCATTTTAGCTAGATCATAATAGATATCACCATACTCCACTAAGCCTGCAAACTCATGTCGCCAATCTATGATCTTAAACTCACCACTGTCACTGACAACAATGTTATCAAACTGCAAATCACCATGCAGGAATCCTGGACGTGTGATCTGTGCAAAATATTCCCAGTCTATTTTATTTAGATAGTAACTATAATCTTTGACTTTAACATTGTCAATGTTAGTAACATTTTCTATGTTAGGATATTTTTCTAAAAACTTATTAATACGTGACAGTGATTTTGTTTTATAGAATTCAATGCTGACATTGTATATATCAGCATCTACGTCTTTCCATACATTAGTTTCCAGCCAATCTAGTAATTCATTAAACGCCACTGGGTTATTAAACTCATAGAGTGTTTTGCCTGGAAAGAAATCATAGGCCATATAGTTACCACTATGCGTACAGTTATCGGGGAAGACATGCGGATTGACTAATACTTTGTCATATTTCTTTTTAGCAACTGTACTATCCAGCCACCATTTAACTACACGATTGTTGCAGATATACGTTACTTCGTCTTTCTTTGTAAAGTCAAATTTTTGGCTTTTACTTAATTCAGTTTGATATATTGTGGGACTTCCAAAGTCTAACCATGTATTAAGATTAGCAGTATCGCTGCCTAATTTAATAATACCAATAAATTCATTGCTGTTACTATGTTCTAAGTCTGCAAAGAATGTTGTATAATCATTAATATACATTAGTCCAGTAAATGCCGCCCAGGTCACAGGAGTAGTTTCTTTGAATTTAATTTCTTGTATATGAAAACTATTGTTTTTATTAAACATTGTATAAAGATGTGTATCTTGTTCTGGCACTGTTTTAACAAAATAACAATCTTTGTTTCTAACTAGATCCACCACTGATTGATCAAAGTAAGTGTCACAAGGAACATACCAAAATGGTGAGTTGATTATATTTTGGCATTGTAATAAAGTATAACCTGTTCCAGACTTCTCACTGGTCCAATCATCTATTTCTATAAATTCAATGTCTCTATCAGCATAAGCTACTTTACAGAAATCTATAATTTGTTGTTTAAGATAACCCACAGGTATAATAAACTTACTTTCTTTTGGAAAGTTATCAATGATATGTGCCAACACTGGCTTGTCCTTATAAGGCAACAATGCTTTATTAAGGTTTTTAGTGTAGTTACCCATTCTGCTGCCCAGGCCAGCTGTGGGTATGATAACAGTATTAATCATGTTCGTAGCTGATTCTACCATGTGTTCTACCTGCATCATCTTGCAAGCGTATTACATCATCTAACTCAGTGGTACTGGTTTCCATAAACTCCAAATCTGTGGTTGCAATTACTCTATGTACATATCCCGGAGTAACATGAAATACAACACCTTCTTTAAGTTCTATGCGTTCAAATGTATATTCATAGGCTTCAACTTGGCGTTCTGTCATGCCTTGTTCTAGGAATTTGGCAATGTCTAATGGTTCTTTGCTACGATGTAACATACCTTCACCGCTTAAAACATAGTTAGTTTCTATTTTATGTTCATGCACTTGTAAACTGGTTCTATTGCCAGCTTTAAACAAAATACGTTTACTGGCATAGGGTGTGGTCACCCCATCTGCTATCCAAAGTTCGTAGCCCCAATGTTTGTTTACTTTTTTAATTTCCATTATGTCCATCCATTCTCTTTTAATCTCGCCATGACTATCTCTGCGGCTTTTTTATGACCCTCTGCGCTGGCATGCCAGCTGGGTAAATCATCCGGATAATCTAAACTTAGTTGTCCCCAACTAAAATCTAATAAGTTTACAATGTCGATATACGAACTGTAATACTCCACTTCATGTGTTAGTATAAGATGACGTATGCCTTTATTTTTTAACAATTGATGTACCATAGTCATCATGCCAATGCTGTGTATTCTGTTAAGTCTAGGCTCATGTATATATTGTGCATAATCATATAATGCTTTGATGCGTCTAATATCTTCCTTTTGAAACTTAAAAAAATAGTCTCCGCCATTGCGATTTTGTTTTATTATTGTTTCCCAATAGTTGGTTATACCATTTAAGTTTTCGGTAAACATGCCGCCGCGATAATCGGGATCATCGCTCATGGGGTTGTCTAACTGTATCATATTACCACCTGCGTGATATGTACCATGACCATAGGGAGGATATTGATGATAATTGACATCAGTCAAGTTTATGTATCCAGTATGACTAAATTCATAGTCTACGGGAAACCAATCTATACGATCATAACTGGTGGGACTTACTATAACCAAATCTGTATCTAGTTTGTCCACTGCATACTTTGCTTGTAGGTATATGCTTAGATTGGTGCTAGATCCTTTGGCCAAATTGATCAAAGGTTTGTTTAATTGTTTGCTTAATAAGGAACCATATGGTTCATTATCCAAATCATGGCAGCCTATACCGATATTAAAACTGTCACCGCATATTGTTAGTGCTGCCATATGTTTCCTGCCACCATTGTTGTTCTCTTTCTCTTACTGTGCCAAAACTATGTCCTGGCAATAGCATGCCATTATTAAATAAATCTGTACTGGTATTACGTAGTATGGCAAATTCAAAATATTCGTCTAACGTTTCTTTTACTTGTATATTGGTTTCATTTAAAAACTTAGCCATCATCGAATGTATTTCCATGTTATCTTGTGTTTCTTGGTAATTCTTTAAATAGTATGCGCCGAATTCATTGCCCAATTTAGCCAATGTGGGCAAGTTAACCATTAGTAGTACATCGTTCATTATAGGTAAGTTCCTAATAGCATCTCTAGTAATTCCTATTGTACTGTGAATAACATTGTCTTCTGGAACCATATCAAATAAATCATGCAATGGTTTCTTCTTATACAAATAAAGATCCGGACGTAATATAATAATTCGCTTATAATTTCTAAATGTCGTATAAGGCAGTATATTATAGTAAGCCAACTTCCATTTGTTAATCATGTTAATACTGCTATGATGCTGTGTATATTCCGGCAATTTACTCTGTGTGCATACTGTTACAGTATTAAACTTAACATGACAGTTAGCAGTATCTAAACTCAAATGATCAAAGCTATTACCTACGACATTGTGACTAGGAGTGTTATACATATTTTGATCCACTACTAGGTAGTAGTCACAGTCGTAGGGAAACTGCCAACTGCCGCTGGCGTTGACCAAGTGTCTTAATGTTCCAGATACTATTACTGCTGTTGACATATATATTCGTATATTATTTCTGCAACTGCCTCATGGCCTTGTTCGTTAAAATGCCAATCTCCCTGTGGATATTTATTAGTAGTAGGATCTTGCCAATATTCTTTATGTTGATCCATCCAGTCTTTCCAATTGATATGGCCGTCTGCCGCAATAACATTTTTAAGTTCTGCAGTATTTGGACTAAAATCTACTAGCCAAGTATACACACGATAACCTTGATGCTGTAGTGTTTTAATCTTTTGTCTCCATCTTCTTTCATTAAAGTCATATATGCTATTCCATTCATGCATTAGATGTGCTAATTCACTTTGACTGTCATGTTTAACTAGTTCTTCAAAAGTAACACGACTGAAGAAACTTGGACTTATTATTATAACATCATCATGAGTCCAGAGCAAGATATCTTCGTCAATTCGGTTGTTTACGTAATTCCAACCTATACCGCTGAGACTTTTTGTCTTACATTCTAAGCCTAACTGTTTGGCTAAATGTGTTCCCCAATAGTCGTAGCCTTTAAGATTTCTAAATCCTTCAGAATCAAAATCTGCACCGCCTGGTTCAATTTGAAAAGGTTCGCTAAAGCTACATCCATAAACGTATAACTTATTCATAACACACCTCTTGCCTGCATGTCTTGCCAAATATAGTCGGCCCACAGAGTATGTGCAAAATGTAAAGGATGCAGATATTTGCCTGTTGGTAAATCATTCATGTGAACGTGGTGCATAAAACTATCCCTAAAATTTTGTATATTTTTTTGATTTTCATGCCACTCTAACTCTTTACTAAATTCTTCTGGTACATTGACATCAGTTTTAAACTCGCCGCCTTCCCACCATGGTGGTAATGCGTTAAAGAAAAAATGCTTGATGCCCAAGTTGTTCAATGTATTGCTCAGCAAAAATACCGAGTTAAAATACGATTTTATTCTTGCATAGTCATTGTACACTAATGCATTGTATTGTTCGTGTAATTGATCCATGTGTTTGATATAAACTTCATCGTTTATTTCTAATCGGTCCACTGTGGTGCTAAAAGGTTGTACTAAGTTCCAACGTTGCCATGTGTTTTCAACATATATCTCGTCTCGTTCGCTGGTAGTCCAACCTATAACTATTAGAGTTTTTTTGTAGTCTGAAGGCGTTAAACTGTAGACATAGTCTAATGTTTTGCGTAGTATACGAGTATTGCTGGCTCCACCAATGGCATCATTGAATAAATTTTTTGCACCAGACAGTGTTTTTAATCTACTGGCCCAATTAAAATCGTTATAATGAAGATCATATCTGGATACTATTTGATTATTGCTGTCTAGTATATTCCAGTTGTAGTCATCGTCAGCATTTTCTATGTGTAGATTATTGTCAGCAAGATACTGATGAAACGCTGGGTCTTGTTCCAATTCGTTACCAGCAGTCCAACTGCAACCATTAACATACACCTGTTCGATCATATTAACTTATTGTCTTTAATATATCTTGCCAATTCTTCTGCCCATGCTTCATGAGCATCTGGACTAGGATGCCATCCCCAAAACACTGGATTTATTTCAAGATCCGTCTGTTGTATATAACTCTTAAATGTATTCTTTGGTTGATCTTTTCGATAAAAACGCACAGGGTCTACTGAGTCCCATAGAGCAGTATAATCAAACACCATGTTGTCTCTACTGTCGGGGTTAGTGGTACTTTGATATTGATATCCGTGATTGCGTCCGACCAAGTTTTTTAACTCTGTGCGTACATCTAAGTCCTCCCAATCAGAGGCATGTATAGCATTGGGTGTTTGATAAAAACTATTAAAGCACATCCATTTAATGCCATGGTTATTACAAAAGTTTTGTAGCTGTATAACATTCAGCACATATCTAGTCATGTATTCTTCTGGATGCCACAAGTAAGCAATGTACATTTCCCAAAACTTTTCTTGTTCTTTACTGTCAAAGTGTGGCACATTAGGCCACACTCTAAATAGCATACTGATGTTTTCATCTTTATACCAAAAACTATTTCGCTCAGGACTCGACCATCCAATCATAACAAATAAATTTTCTGTACTTAGATTGTTCTTGAGATACTTATTACTGATGTAGTCTATTGTACGACGTAGTATACTGCCATTATCGTCTGCTGGCCAGCTTAGGTTAGTAATATCTGCATCAAAGTATTTTTGTAAATGATGACTAAACACACGTGGGCGTCTATACGCATCATTAGCTTCTTCAAAATCAAAGTATCCTACATAAGTTCCAGGCGGGTGCTGTGCTACAATTTCTGGATCTACAATTTCACTACCAAATACCCAGCTGTCGCCATCGCAGATAATTTCTGCACGTGGTTTAGATGTACCATTCAAACCATTTTCTTCTAATTTTGTCATAATCATAAATTCCGTCTAAGTTTTCTTCTACTGCTGTACTACGCACTACAGCATATTCGATGTGCCTATTGCCATCGGGGTGTATACCTAAATTAGTAAGATGCTCATAGAGTAAACATCCAGGACCATAATACATATCAGGTTGTAAATCGATACTGCCATCATTGACTGCTACTAGATCGGCATTGTGTAAATATTTGTAGGTTGAATACAAATCTCCCAACAAATCCATGACAGGACTTTGAGCATAGAATAGCACATCGTCAAAGTTATTGTAATTAAACTCTGTGGGGAATTTGCTTATAGCTGTGGATGTATAAGCAATGCCGGGCCATATTCTAAACAAGGGAAATCTATGTGCAGGATTATATATAGTATCTAATCGTGCCTTAACCACTATGTCATATTGAAACTGATTTTTAAGTTCGTGATTTCGCTTCATCAATAGACTCTTGGCTAGACTATAAAACATTGAATCCCAACTCCGTGGGAATTTTTCTGGTATCCAGTTTTCCACTTCAATGGTCACAGGCTTGTATACTTCTTTGATGGCAGCACCATCATTATGCCGTTCATTGTGGCTGTGATCATGTCCCGTTTTAGGATAACGCCAAGTATTAGTATCCCAAGTATGTATAAAATAATCTGTTTGCACAGGAATACCCAACTCTGGATGTGGATATTCATCGTTGTTGAAGAATCTCTTTATATTACCTGCACTGGCTTGCCAATGACGTGCTTGTCCGCTGAAACAAACTGCTACTCTAAATTTTTTATCGTTGTTATATAAGCTCATGGCCGCCTATTTCTCCACTTAGTCCTGATTGAAGTTTGCGTTCAATATAATCACTTTGACGATATACCTTGGGATCTATTGACAGTCCTTTAACATGCATACGCAACATTTTGGCATAAAAATACAATGCATGTTCAGTGGATGTCATTTCATTGTTAAAGCAACGGCGTCCTAACATTGGTAGCCAGCGATAGAAATCACATATTCTATCAAAGGTAGGACTGTCAGCATACCAAAATATATCTCCCAGTCTATGAAAAGGAAAGGCGCTTTTATCCTTGGTTGTGTGACAACTGTAAACGGTGTTGTATCTAGGTAATCGAGCATCAGTATTGGCAGCATTGAAGAACCAGTTAATTTGAGTGTCATCTAAATACAAATCATATCTTATTCTAAAACACATATCATAGCGTATACCTTGCTCAAATTCATAGGATTTTTTAAGATGTGCGGCATACATCACAGCATAAAACTGACTACCAGCCCATTCGATGGCAGATTCACCATATTCGTTTATATTATGTGTATTGAGTTCAAAGACTTCTTCGGGCTTTGTTCTACTTACTTGTTCATTTTCAATAATATATCTTGTAGGCTTTAGTGCCAATAGAAAATTATTTTTTTCTTCTTCACTGATTGGTATGCCACAGACACGTCTATAGTCAAATGTCTTATCATTGTTATTGACTATAGGACTGGACATAACAGCATGAGGAGGTGTGTTGAAATCCCATATGTGAGCAAACACATCAACATCAGCTTTAAAATGTGTTGCCAGTCGTTGTTTGAATTTTTCCCATTGTGGTTGACATTTATCCCACGTGCGCGGTTGTCCGCTAAAACACAAAGCTATTTTCATAAAAATATTTATTTTTTAACTTCTTAGTTAACTAGTAGTTTAACATCAAATACACTGATGTGTCTATTCAAATGGTAATTTCGATAGATAAAAATACTATTATTTTTCATTGAACGAACTGAAATATTATGATTACTCAAATGTAAACGCATGTGTTGTTGCCAATCAATGATATTATGTTCATTACTACCGGATCTAACCGGTCCAAGGTCAGCCATAATATCTGCGTTGGCACTATTAGCAATCCAAAATATATCTTCTACGGCATCTGGTAAACGATTGGTAGGATCACTCACATACACGTGATCTAATTTATTGGCTATGTAATTTAGTTCGTCAATAAATCTATGTTGATATTCAAAGACTTGATCAAATCTCATTTTAACTACTAATTTGTATTGCGATCCCAGACGTTGTTCATAGTCATATTTTAATTTATTTGATTCGTAGAGTGTTTGCAACATGGGAATACTGCTGTGGCAAAAACCATATCGATCCAGTATCATTTGTTGGTATTGACTTTGATACAAGTCAAGCTCGTCTACTTTCATTGATTTTGGTTTATAGAAATCAGTGATTTGATCTATTTTTTCTTGACCAAAACGATGCAAGACATTGGGGTCTTCTCCAGGATCTTTTGGACCCCATGCACTAACAGATTCAGTAGTCCAAGTATGTATAAAGAAATCAATGTTGGGCCACATGCTGCCAAAAAAATGTTTAATTGCCGGAGCAACTGCAACACCTGTTCTTATTTGGCCGCTGATACAAACAGCAATTCTATCTCCAAGACTCATACAGTTCTTTAAACTCTGGGAATGTTTTAATAAAATCAGTTCCTCGTCGACGATCATGCTCGTTGACAAATGCTACAAAATCCCGTCTCAATCTAGTAATATCTTTGTCATCTTTTTTGTTAACTACTATTTCGTATATGCGTTTGAACTTATCTGCTTCCCAATCAAAGAATCCTCGTTGTTTAGGACCTTGGTCTAAATTAGCATACATAAAATCAACTTGACTCTTAATCTGTTCTGCCCATGAGTTAGGCAATATAAACACTGCTTGATGAGCAGGGTAACGGAGATATGGTATGTCAACAATCAGCGGGCTAGTATCTCTAGTACCAAATTCTTTTTTGATAGACAACATGTCTTCTAAAAACTTAGTGTAACCTGGAACGCTCATGGCATTGTATGTACTCATGATAGTAAAAGTTGCTTTAGGCACTTCTGTTAATACTCTACGTATATTAGCAATCCATTGATTGTAGTCAAGTCCATTGCGTATATATTCTGCTTGACTACCATATGTATCAGCACTGGTAAAAATTTTAAACTTGGCTACTTTCTTTTCTTCTGTGATGATTTTTATTTTTTCAATGAATTTAGAAAGTAAACTATCAGGCACACACATGTTACTGTTGATACTAAAATCAATATTTGGATTTGGATTTTCTATCATATAATCCAAGGCTTTGAATGTATCTTTAGTTAATAAAGGCTCGCCGCCAGTGATTCTAAAATGTTTAAGATTGGGATAAACTTCTGGCCACCAACGCCAAAATGCTTCAACATAGGGATTATATTGATTATGTGGGATAGGCATTTGATCCGTGGCCTTAAACCATTCTATGTTATTAAACTGTGTGCTGGTAGGATATGCTCCATGCTGTTGTATTTCTTCCATCCAAGCACTGCTGATTTGTGGACTACAATAACTACATTTGAAATTACATACACTACTAAAGCTGACTTCTAAATAACTGGGATTGACATCTTCGTCGCCTGTGAATTTTTTAATTTCTTCTAAGTAAGGTTGTGCCCATGTTTGATCGTAGCTTTTATAAATCCTATCACTGATATTACTGTCACTACTATCTTCAACACGCCAGCAATAGTCACATTCTTCAGGACGTTTTCCTGTTAGCATCATTTTGCGCTGAGATTTTTTAAAATTAGTATTGTGCAATGCGCTGGGATTGACTACTAATTCGTTTAAAGGAATTTTATGTGTAGTAGGATGATGACAACTATGATTATGCCCAGTTTGTAAATGTAGTGTTACTTGTTTCCATTTTGCAATGCAGAAACTAGGACTGACTGCATTGATTTTATTTTTGTATTCTTGAATTGGGTTTGAAGTAGGATCTGACATTATTGATTTTTAATCGGTTATAAACTCATCCAATAAATGGATGAGTTTTGGTTATCGTAAAACTTAGCAGAAGCGTTGTACACTACTTATTTAGTTAAGTGGTATGTTTATTCTCACTAGATTAAAATGATAAATTTATACAGATTAATCTAAATTATCTTATGGACCATCCGGAGACTTCTCTGTTGGCTCCTCTGTTGGCTCCTCTGTTGGCTCCTCTGTTGGCTCCTCTGTTGGTTCTGGAGTTGGTTCTGGAGTTGGTTCTGGAGTTGGATCAGGAGTTAGAGTTGGAGTTGGTGTTGGATCTGGCGGACACTCATCTTCGCCTATGTCTTCAGATGATTCTCCGGACTTTTCACAGTTGCATGTATCCGGGTTCCATGTATAATCTGTTGTATATCTCACGCCACCACCTGCAGGGGCACATATATCAACCACTGTTGACTTACAAGTTTGTGTTGGACATGGTGTAGGAGTTGGTGTAGGTGTAGGACTAGGTGTAGGACTAGGTGTAGGACAATCACCCGGAGGCAATTGTTCAATTATTAATTCACCGCTATCTATACAACTACATGTTTCCTGATTCCATATTTTATGCTGTGTCGATTTCACGCCATTGCCCATATTATCACACAATTCTATTACTACATCAGGGCACGATTGTTCAGGGCATGGTGTAGGTGTTGGAGTTGGAGTTGGTGTTGGATCTGGCGGACACTCATCTTCGCCTATGTCTTCAGATGATTCTCCGGACTTTTCACAGTTGCATGTATCCGGGTTCCATGTATAATCTGTTGTATATCTCACGCCACC